AGTGGGTTATCACCTTGATGAGCCCTATGCCTATAATGAGGTTGTCGCCCAATACCTGAGAGAGGCACGCCAACGTCTCCGGGCGACCCGAACCAACGCCTAAGAACCCGGTGGTATTGAAACGAGGGGCCAGGGCCGAGCGCCTGAACTACCAGCATCAAGGCGCTAATGTAAGACGGCCCAGATCGGGCGGGTCCTGAAAGCGGGGCGGGAATACCCGCCCGTGGTTATGGCCCTTAAAAAGGACGTCCAACCATAACCAACCCCGGCTAAAAGCCACCTTCGGGTGGCTTTTAGCCGTTAACAAACTCGTTTTGTATTCGAGCCGAACCTAGCTTGCAAATGCCCTTAACAAACAGAAACCCAGTCGAAAGCGGCCGGGTTTATGGGTAGCGGTAAGGTTAGTTTACAAGCCGTTTAAGAAAGTCTTTAGCGAAAGCTGTGCAGCCCGGCCTAACCGGACATGCTTGGCGCTTGCACGCTGCCCACGACTGGCCGTGCAAGTCCTCATAGGTGCTTAGAATAAGTTCAGAAGACGGGCGCAAACGCTCCCCATGCCGTCGCTTTAGGCCCGGCCGACCGGGCAACACAATCCTTGCCCGGTATGAGGTGCCCTGCTTGAGAATGTCAAGTACGCGACAAGCTCGGCCACGGTAACGGGTGTAGGGGGTAACATGCGGGGGTGCAGTAAGCGTCAAAAACTGCCCAACCGAAATAACTCCTAGTCTCTTCATTAGTCTCCCTGTCCTTATAAAGCTCAGCGCCGGGCCTCACCGGCGCAATCGTTAGTCAACTGAGAATCCAGCAATGCCATAAGTTGATCTGGAACAGTAAAGTTTCGGATGCGTGCGGCGGCAACTGGAAGATGCCCAGGTTGCTGGATAACCGTCAAACTTTCAAGCGTAAACCCACGAGAGCTTTGAAACTCAAGCCATGCACGGAAGCCCGGGGTGCTGGCCGGAACTTTCAAAGCGTTTGTATAAAGCTCTATGGTGTAGTGCATTGTGGCTCCTGTTGTGAATCGGCTGGCAGGGCGGCACGCCTGCCCGTGTCCGGTGACAAGGGCTTTCGGGCCCTCGGGCGTAGCAAAACGTGTAGTCCGCCCTGACTATGTCCAGCCTAGCATCTCCAAACGCCGCCACGGACGCAGTTATCACACTGCAGCGCCGGGAGGTACGCATAAACCCAGCAAGGCTTATACCCACCATCCGTTAGTTGAACCGGCGCAATAAGACGGCGATAAAATTTCCCCTCGTTTTCAAGTTGATCTAGGTTCGCGAGAATGGTGGGCAGCTTGGGGCGAATATCGTAAACTTCTCCCCGTGCCCAATCCTCCGAGCCGCTGCGCGCAAATAGCAGGCCGGGGCATCCGCCTAAATCCACAAGAATTGTCCCGGGCACGGTGCCGTTGCCAACAAAGGGGCACCCTTGTAAAAGCTGGTGATTACTAAATCCCTGGCACAAGGTGCCATACACAAAAAGCGGTGTCATTGGGTGCTTTCGAGTCAAACAATTAGGGGGTACATTGAGCTATTACATCCAACGTCTGAAAACCTCCGATTTTAGTAGCAGCCGTCAAAAAGTAGTCTGCAACAATTTGACTAAGAGTTGCCAGCCGGGGGCCCCTGGCCGAAGTCGGCGGGCCTATCACAGCTTCGTACGATCCAAACTCCGTTAAAGCCCTCGACCCTGTCTCAGGGTGTTGTGCTAACATTGCAAGGGTGGTGAAGCCAGCGGGGCGTGAAAGAGGGCGGTCAACCGGCTGGTTTAGCACCCAAAGACAATGCGCCGCCTGCGAAGCTGTCAGCTTAGGCACCATTCGCAGTAATACTTCCCGTACCGGGGCTGTTAGGTGGGGCATACGGAAAATCCCTCACTGTATGCAAGGATTTGTTCGACAAAATCTACCCCACGCTCGCACAGCATATACATAATTCGGTCCAGGATAAACAGGGTATAATCCCCTGTAAAAACTTGAGCTTGAGCCGGGCCTCCGTTAAACTGGACGAGGGTGTTGGAAAGGTCCCCAACCCTCATAGCAGCCCGCGTGCGTGCAAGTACCTCCGGGGTGGTGGAGAACGTGTCCACGGCCCACGAAGTCACTTGCAGTGCGTCAAGATCGAAGTTTCCTAAGTTCCTAAGCAAAATCGTCGCGCAGGTTAGGGTCAAGTTTTCTACACGACAACGATAGTGTTCGGCTGGAAGTATATTAAAGTATACCATACAGTGACCAGCTTGTCAAGGAGATTCCGTAGCTGGGCCTCGGTCAGGCCACACAAACTGCGGGGCAGCATCATCTGAAACCCTTTTGACTCTGATAGGAGGCCCCTTAAGGAGCGGTACTTCTTGACCCTCTGGAAGTGTTCCTGGGCATTCACCGTGCAAAAATGCAATGAAGCCACGGAAGTCGGACGGGTAGACAGCCCATACAGCCTCAGCCTTCCAAATTCCAGGTATTGTTTGAATTTGTACCTGATACTTTCGACGGTAGTTATAGGACATACTCTTACCCCACTGAATGGAGTCCCCGGTCGGGTGTGTATCGCCACCTGCATTCCCGGGGACCGGTGCGTTGCAGGCGTTGGCCATCGGTTGGATTTACCCTATACAGAAAATGTTGAAAGTCAACCGGGGCCCCTATAAACTCATAAGTGCAGCCCTCCACAGGCTCCCAGGACCCAGCACAGTATGCTTCTAACTGGTAGTATTGTTCTCCCGCCACACTCATCTTGTAAACCTCCGGTACTGGGGTAATCACTCAGTTGCTAAAAAGTTCTGAACCAACGGCTGCGCCCGCCAGTGGTGGGTGGTGGCGACATGGCCCGCCCTAACCCACTTCGCAACACAAAAACGGAACTGGGAGTAATGAAACGAATCGGCGACTCGAATAACAAAGCCTTCTTGCTGGGAGGTATCGTTCGGTGATAGCTCGGCCACCAGGGTGTCAAACCAGGGCCCGTCATACAAAATTGGGACGGGCTTTATGTCGAGTAATTCAAACCATTCCAGAGTATCATCCCAGCTAAGGCAATAGTTTTTCTCGTCCCACACCGAAAAACCCTCAAAGTAGTTTGACAGGTTTTGGTATAATATTGAGTGTTTCGCCCACAAGTTTTCTCCACACACGCGCCAGCCCTCGGGAATAGTCCAACCAATCTTGGCGGCATAGTTTTTAACCCAGGACCGTGATGGGTGGCTATCGGTATCCAACGAGCGCGCATGGATATAATCTTGGTATATTGTCGTGTTTTCCCCGTCGCGCTTTTCAGTTACGACTACACGCTTTCCCCGGAAGTGTGAACTTGTTTCCAGGACACGGTCATCTTTGCTGGCACCAGGACTTTCTGGCAAGTGATATGTGCGCGGGTACTTAATCCAGGGTATGAACAGAGGGAGCACCCCGCCTGCCGCCAGAATTTTCTGAACGGACGGGTCATCAAACAGCTCCCCGCGCACCCGGTGCCCGTTTGGTAAAATCATGTCGCCCCATTTATCCCAGCAAGCGTCAGGATACAGGTGCGGCGGAAGGCACAGTACCAATAGCGGCCCGGTGGCGAATTGTCTCGCAGTCCAGGGTTGTTTTCTCGGCCTCAATGTGGTGCTCAGAGCACAGCGTAGCGCCATTGTCCAGGTAATAACCCCCGTCTGGAAACAGACGACGTTCCATAATAGGGTGGGCGTCAACGCCCCAGGCCCCGCAGATGACGCAACGGCCGTTGTCTCGTTTAAAAACAAGGCGGCGAAAGTCATCACGAGTTAGTAAGGTATTAGACTGTAACATGCTGCTTACCTAGAAATTCTATTCTTACATCCCCCTGTCGCTGCAACCATTGAACAAGGTTCGGCAGCGGTTGACCGATAAAAACGCGCACAACCGGGGCGGCGTCAATGATAATCTTTCCCCTAACTCGAACCCGAACCGTCATCCGGGGGCTAGAAAGCCAGAACGTCCCTACCATACCCGTTCCTCCAAAGTAATAAAAGCGAGGCCCGAAAGCGCCCGCTGCCGTGTGACAAAGAATATACGCGCCAGGTTATTGTAGGGGGAGTCGAACCCCCAGAGCCCGTGGCAACTGTTTTACGAACAGCATAGGTTCAGCCTGTTACCTAGTACAATGGCTGGTGCGCACACCCCTTTACGGCGGTCCGTCCGCTACTCGACCAGAGATAGACCGTCTCGTCAGTCTCAGCGGGCAGGCTTTTGTTAAACAACTTGTCTGCGAATTTTTGCCCCGTGTATAGCGACTCATGCGGACGGCAAGTCCGTGCCAACGCCCGGAGGGACCACGCCGTGACGGGGTCCGTGGGGCTTGAAGGGAGTACATAAGGGCTAACTTGGTGCCGAAGGAGCCGGTCAGTAATAAGCAACAGTAAGTTACCGCGCCACCAATCGGTTGCTGGCGGTGGACCCCCTTGAAAGTCTAACACACATGCCGCAGCTAGGGCGTTATCTGGTTTGGCTAAACACAGCTCGTCCGGGGTTGTCCGATAAACGGCCCCGACTCCACGGAAAAGTTGTGCGTCTGACGGGGCATAAATAATGTCACGGTGATGCCCCATTGCACGCAGCAATAAAATAGCGCGAGCCACACGGGTGCCGTTTAGCCGATCAAGTAACTTCTTAGGTGTTGTCAATTTCTCACGGCCTCCAACAGGACCCCATCACAAAGCAGCGTCAAAACCGTGCCCAGTCGCAGGGCACGCCTACCCGGGGGCCCGCCAGTGAAGGAAACAATCACCCGGTCACAACGGGCCTCAAGGGTTGCGACCGGTAGCTGCGTCAATGCCCCTAGTACAGTGCAACACTGCGACGTCGTGCCACCCTCTCGTCGTACATAAAATACACGGCCCCTCGCGTTGTATCGCTGGGCCAGTGTCAAAAGCGCTGCGCGGACGCTTAGTCCAGCAAAAGCGTGCTTAAGGTCAGGTGGAGTCGGTTTATGCTGCTTAATAATCACAGGGAAAGTCTTTCAGTGGGCTTTTGCCCCTTTGTATGCTTTTCAAAGAGCGCGGCATCACAGAGGAACGTGTAAATTGATCCCGAAAACCATTTCGCACGCCCGGGCGGTCCACCGTGGAATTCTATCAAACCAGAGTCTTGACAATTCTTATCAAGAAGAACCCCCGGCCAGTTTGTCAGGGCCTCCCCAACAGTCAAAAGCAAACCATTGCGAACAATCGCGGCACGGTGCCGTCCGTACTTAATCGACAAGACGGATAGCGCGTCCCCGACTGTTAGACTTTGGTAAAGAATTGCACTCTGAGTGGCTTGGTATTGGCTCATACTTGAAGTATACCACACAGGGTGCCGAAGTCAAGAACAAAATAACTCTCGCAACTCAGCGTCACAGAGAAAAGTCAGCAGCGTGCCGTCATAGTAAACCCGGCCCGCAGGACCGCCTACAAAACGTAGGGGCCCGACCTGAGGGCAGGGAGTGGCTAAAGCCCGGTTAGCCCATGAACGGATCGCCTCGTCGGCAGAGTACCACATACCGCTACAAACAAACAACTCCGCGCCGCGACCCAAGTCAGCTAGACAGCGAAATGCTTGCCCGGCTGACAGGTCGGCACAGCCCGCCATAAGGACTGGTATTAGTTGGCGCGGGTCAGGCAACATAGTTTATGTCACTTGGAAAGGTGCTGGTTTCTCGATGAAAGGCAGCGGGCGTGTTGTAGGGCCATCGGTAGAAGTTGCCAGGGCGAAAAGTTCCATGTCCTTTAACACCGTAAACAGGCTTCCGGTGTACCAGCGGCTTTTTTGTGGCGGACCACCGTAAAAACGAACAGGGCCTAAGTCCATGCTAGGCAAGCTTAACACGGATGTGGGCCAAGTGCCCAGGGCTTCGTCCACGGTACAAAATACCGTGCCCTTCGCGAAATCGCAGTAAAAACGCTTGCCACCGGCATTATGTTTCCTGGCAAGTTGAACCAATACCTGCCCAACAAGGGGGCATGCTACCTTAGTTTTCACAACCATCAGGCGGCTGTCCTTCTCAAAAAGTCCGCTACTGTAAGCTCGTCCCCACCTGCAATACTAGAAAACAAACAGTCGACCATGTAAGTGAGCAACGAGCCCTCATACCAGTCCTGGTAACCGGGGGGCCCACCCTTGAAACAAAGTTTTACGTTAATAGCCAGGGGGTTGTGCTTGCGCAGGTGCTCGGCAAGCTGAACTGGCGTCAAGAGCAAATCGCCGTCAGGCTCGGGGAAAACAATTTCATCTTTGTCCCGGTTAAAAATCCGAACAACATAATTCAAAGCCCTGAATGCTGAAAAATCGGACAAGGCATCATGGGCGACCTCAGGTTCGATGAGGTCCCACATTGTTTCAGACTTTTGAACAGTTTCCATTACTTGGTGCATTGGATTTCGCTTTCAAGGTCAAGACCAATTTCACGGGCGACAGTCTCGATGCCGCGATGTGTAATCTCACCTAGAACCCGATCCCGGAGAAACGTTTCCAGGGTGCCGTAGTAGTAACCCAGCTTTGTCGGCGGGCCACCCCAAAAGGTAAACACCTCCGTTTCGCGGGCGAAATTTTCCACGGAGCCTGGAAAATACCTCGGGTTCAAAAGGTCACTAATAATCCAATATTCCCTCCGATAGTAAAAACCATCTCGGCCATACCCAAGAGACTGCAAAAGTCCAATAGCCCCTTTAACGGTAAGGTTTTTCAATGTGGCGGTAAGGGCCTTCTTTGCCTTCTCCCCGGTGTTAGCCGGGACGGTGCGACGAAGCGCCTGCAAAACATTCAGAGCTTGCAAGTCACACGCCGAAACAAGTGCTGTCGAGTTTGATGCTGCTGTGGTCATTGTTTGCCTCCATACAAGTATAGCACTTATTTCACGGTTGTCAAATTCAGCGCGGGGTTTCCTTTTGCGAGATTAGCTAATTGAGCTACCATCGCAACACGAAGATGATTTTGCTCAAGAGTAAACCTGCGCCACTTGGAGTCGGGGGTGCGGCGGTATTTATTGGCCGAAATCCAGTCGCTACAAAAATGTGCAAGTGGTGTCTTTTCCACTTTAAGAGTTTCCGGCACAGTGCCCAAACCGTCGGCAATCCCGCAATCCCGAATAAACTGGGCTTTCCCCCTGGTAAGCCAATCGCGCAGGGTGGCGGTGTCTCCTTCATCTTTCATGCGCAGTGTCACCATACGGCAAAATCGACGAACTAAACCCGCGCGAGTCTTTTCGTCGATGAAACCCTCAAGGTCAGCAAAAAACCGGGCCAAGTCGTTAAACATAGTAATCTTCTTTTGTTCGATGGTAGAGAATAACAGTGTCATCGACAATTACGCCGGGAAAATGCTGCTCATAGTGATTTTCAGCGGCCAGTGGGGTTTGATACTCGTCAAGTAGTCGATGTAGCCGGTGAACAGTGCCGGGGTTCAATGAATAGAGATCCTCGGCACAAGAAAGCCCGGACAAGCTCCAAAACAGATCGACGTGGTCGCACGAAATAAGTTTCAATCGGTCCATAAGTTGCTCGGCCTTTCCGGCCCACAGGAGTAGTTGCCGATGGACCGTGTGTACCCGTGTCCAACCTAGCCAGAGTGGCTTTTCTAACCGGGTTGACCCTTTATCTTGGAAAAACTTCTCTAGCACCCCAACCGAATGAGCGGGTAGGGGCAGGTCGCGTTTTTCGCAAGTATTTATACAGCGAGCCGCAAACGAGGCAAAAGCGCCGGGCCAATGCCGCCAAGCCAAATACGACTGGGTCATTGAGGGCCGAACACAAGACGACCGGGGCTCCAGTAGCCACTCGGAAATTTTTGCCGCCTCCCGTAGTGTTTGGCGTAGCGTACGCGCCGAGTAACAATCAATTGACGCCTGAAAGCTAGGGTATGGTAGACAAATTATATTGCTAAGCATCGGGGGCTCCTTTTCGTAGCCGAACGACGGACCCTATTGGGTAGGCATCTTCTCTTACGCTACTGCCCTGCTCCCAATCTTTCGGGTCAATAATGTCACCCTCCCGGGTAAGAACTTCGCGCCTCACAACTAACGCGGTATAGCTATCCCAGCTAATAAGAGTTTCAAACAGCGTATTACCCTCAATGTCAGCGTTAGCTGTTTGAATAGCCCACCCGCTTGGCAGCTCAAGTATGCGCATGCCTCGCGTAAAGTCAAACCAAATAGTTTTGGTCGGCAGCCCGGCGTTACGTGCAAGCTTGTCAAAATAAAGCATCACTACCCTTTCAGGTCGGGGCCACCTTGGGCGCGTTGTCGTTCCAACCATTCTGCGTGTGTCTCGATTCGACAATTATAGTTGGCAAGAAGACTTTGGACCCAATCGTCATCAATACTGTGACGTTCTCCGCACGCACACATGCCACAGATAAGGTCGCACGATGTGTCAAATCGACGTTTACCTGTGTGAACCATTCGCTTCTCCCAGTTAGAGGGATACTTCACAAATTGTCCTTTGTGACCGGTTCTTTTAAGAGTCGTTGCTTCGCGTCCCATAAGCTTCTTTAGTTAGGGTGTCAGAATGTTGGCCGCTATTCAATCTTACCACACGCTGGAAAATTGTCAAGTTCAAATTGACGGCAAAGGGTTGTAAGCTCGTCCCGATTTCGTCGGATGTAGTTACAAATAAACTTATCAAAAGAACCCTTACAATCCTCCGCCGAGAGAATCACACGCTTCTCTATGCATCCCGCTGACCCTCTTACCTGCCAAAGCTCAAGAAACGAGCCACCCTTAAGGACAACATCACAAGGAGGGTCTGGTGGTCCCCCGGTAGCGACAACATTATAATTCAAAAACACGGTGACGTAATAGCCGGGGGACCGGAGTGGAATATCAAAGTGCATTAGTATCCTCGAACTTTCGGCAGAGTTCAAAATCAAAGAAACGCCAACGGTCATAAGTCTCAACTACCGGGTCACTGTCAATGCTTAGAAGGTAGGATACAACCTCGGCCCAGGTTGAGAAAATCATTTGGTGTGGAACAGCGCCAAATAACCAGTTTGGCGTGTTCGATTTACCCTGCTCGACATGAATAATGATAGGCTTCTTCTGGCGGTTTGCCAGGAACAACTCTTCATAGGTCCCGGTTGCATGAACCTCCAAGTCAAGGTTTACAACAAGAAAGTCCGAAATGTCAACCATTCGGAGGTCAACGGCGCGGATTATGGACAATGCTTCCGGCAGTTCATCGAAGCGCCCCTGCTGTTTTAGCATATTGATGCGGGCTCGGATAGCATCGTCCTCGATTCCCAAGGGGATAGGCTTGTGAGTAGGGTCAAGCCAAAAGACGCCCAGGTCCCGTAGATGTTCTTGTAATGCTACCCGCCAGCCTTCACCGGCGTCCGCCACCCGGTCCATTGCGCCACACAAGTACCCGCGTGTGTGCTTTAGTCTGTTCATGCTACTGTACGTCTCCAAGATTAGGGGTGTCCTCATACAAAAACTCAAGAGATCCTACGCCCAGCCGAGTGCAGCCCGCGTTTAGAAATGCCTTGGCTTCAAACAGTCGTCGGATGCCTCCACTTGCCTTCACGCCAAGACGCCCCTTGCAAGCCGAAATCATCGTCTTAACGTCTGCCAAGCTGGCCCCGCGAGGACCGTAGCCGGTAGAGGTTTTAACAAAAGCAATTCGCCCGCCAATTGTTGCAGCCAATTCACACGTATGCCGAATTTGAACCCTTGTCAAATACCCCGTCTCCAGGATTACTTTTACAACACCCGCAGGTAGGCCAGCGTACATTTCAAGTTCTGCACGAACGGCTCCCCAGTCTCGTGAAAGTATCGACGAAACGGTTAGGACTGCATCCAGTTCTGTTGCCCCCTGGCCAAGGGCCTCAAGACATTCATAGCGTTTGCTCTCCCGTGAAAAGCCGCCATGCGGGAACCCAATTACAGTGCCAACCGAAATAGGCAAGTCTTGAAGAATTGCCGCCGTCCGTGAAACATACGGTGGTTTAACACAAATAGAGGCACATCCCCAGTCGCATGCTTTGTAACAGAATTCGTCGACATCTATCCACCGGTGGTATGGCTTCAAGACTGCTAGGTCAATGTGTTTGGCAATTTTCTGCGGTGTCCAGTTCATTTGGACCTCCGCTGGCCGCGCATGTGCCGGGGGTGCATCGGGGAATAACGCATGTGAACCGCAGGGATGCCCAGTTCTCGACGAACACTGTTGTCCCCGCAGCCGGGGCAAGGTTCCTTGCACCGTTTGTCAGCCCCCGCGACTGAACACAGTTCTTCAAAAGACCGGCCGCACCGATCACACTTGTAGGAATACAGTGGCATTATAAGCTCCTTGGGTTACGACAAAACAACAGCTCGTTGTGGGTGGGTAAAACGAACTCGACGGCCATTCTTATTGATTCCAATAAGAACCGGCTGTGGTGTTAGTCCGTCTGCTCCGGGCTCCTCAATTATTCGACAGACATGTACTTCGGCCATCCACATTGATGAACCACGGCGCACGGGGTAGGCGATGGTGGACCCTTCGACAATGTCTCGACCTCGAAAGTCTTTAATGTTCAACATGGTTTCTCTCCACTCAGGCGGTGTTGACGCCTGTAACAGGTGCAAATTGTGTTCCAATGCTAGTTTTTTACAGTAAGTAACGTCCGATTCAATGAGGGTGCATGGATTTTCCGTCGCTTGACAGACACGAGCCAGGGTACCTGTGCCGGCATAAATATCACATACGGGCTCCCCAGGGGCACAACTAAATTTCACGCAGCGCCGGTACAAGTCTTCGTGTAGTTGTGTTGGGTGCCAGCGGCGGCGTTGGCCGCTGTTACCCACAACACGGGGAAAGTCAAAACAATCGCCAGGGACCCGGCCCCGGGGATCGGCTCTTCTGTCTCCGTTTAACTGACGCCAGGATGGTACACGAACGGCGTCAGGGTAAAACGTGGCACCGGGCCTGGAAAAACGCCACAATGGGCGGTGGTTATTTCCAAAGTCTCGGTGGTTATGCTGTCCAAATGTGAAAATCTGTACGCATGGTTTGAAGCACCAACCCGTTTTCTCAAGGAAAGTTGTCGTAAGGTTTCCGAGTAGCGGGAGGTGTTGGGCATTAAAGCTAAGCCAGAGAATGTCACATTTCGTGCTACCTAAAAACAACGTGTCCGCCAGAAGATTGGCATAATCTTTAGCAGATAGAGAGTCCCGGTAATTACTGTATCCGAGCCCGATATTGTCTGGCGGGTCCGCAAAAATCATCTTGAAGTGCGGGAGCCGTGACAAAACGTCTTGGAACGGGCAGTTAAACAGTCGCATAGCTTGCTCTTTAGTCGCTGAATCGCTTTGGTAATGCAGCCCTAACTCCCGGCCAAGGGCGGTGTGACCCACCTATGTTACACGTCTACTCACTCCAAAAGGCACGGAAGTCCTAACACCCCCGCGTGGGTAGAAACGTGGCGTTCCGAATTGCAGGGTAACTCTATCGGCCAAACTACTGGCCTGCCCTGTCGGCTCGACGCCACTATCTGCTGGCACCGGGCAGAAGCTATTTTCCGTCGGCTGGACCACCCGCCTACGATGTATAGCTAGCGTGACAATATCGGCGGGTTCCTGGGGCACGGTACTATAATGTACCCTCAAAGTAACAAAGGGGGTGCAAATACGATAATTGCCGCCACTTGTCACAAAAATGTCCCGCACATGAAGGGGTACAGTAAGTGCCTCCCGGCTTCCGTCGCTATTAAAGGTAAATGAAAATTCCTTTACTTCCCAAGGTTCAAACCACCGGGGTCTGCTAGGAATTGGTGCGCCAAATAATTCGCCATTGCGACAACGTCCTGATAAGCCATACCTAACACCCCTCTCCAGTATGTGTCCACGCTGGGCAGCCAGCCAGTTTACTGCCGCCCAAACTTCCGGGACACCATAGGCTAACTTAATTATCGGGTACTGAACCGGCATCCTGAGTCTTTCATCTTGCGTGTTTACTCAAGTCTACCATAATTTTACCAGCTTGTCAAGCTGCCGTTTACATTGGCCCTCCTCGTCCCACTCAGTACAATCAATACAATTAGGACTACCAATTAAATCCGGATTCGTGGCTCTGAACGGCTTTAGTGACTTGCTGGACCAGAAAAGAAACAAACGGCTTCGGCGTGCGCGGACGATATTCCCAAGAGCCAGCATAAAGGGAGCTTGTACATGGGCGGGATAGCCCCCAATATCAACAACGTAAATTTGAAATGACCGGTACCTTAATTGAAACGGGCGTATATCCGTAATTGTCCGGATTGCGCGTCCTGTCGGGCAAATTCTTCTCACAAAGTTGTCCAAACATTCGTACCCACGCGCACGTGAATAATGTCCATCAACTGGGTCGCCGTTTTTCTCATCGACAAACAAGCAAGCTAAAATAGAGTCGTTACTCATCGCCTCTCCTGTACTTGGGGTCTTTCATGTTTGTTTCAATGTCTTCATCAGTTAGTCGCCGCACGGACAAATAAAGCTCTGGCACATACTTACCTGCTTGAAGGTGGTCGTTTTCTTGAACGTAGAAAACACACACCGTCGAACTTTCCTCCCCCGCCAGTTCGGCATTTGATGCCAATGTCTCAAGAACCTGTAGTAGATGGTCCCCCGTCATTTTAGTAGCTTTAATACGCGCCCGGGCAGGGTCAACAATTAATGAAACACTCATTTGTTAGCTCCTTTTTAAACGGAATGGCGTCAACAGATACGCCGTCAACAATCGCGTAGTTGGGTAGAAGCGGTGTATAAGCTCGGTACCCGTTGGCGCGTAACCAGGCCCCCACGTCGCGGCCGCCGCTGCACCATAACTCAAGCGCCACGGCACAAGCCCATTGTAACTTAATTTTACGCGCGTGGTTTTCCATTTGTTGCAGCAAATAAGTTCCTATACCGCTTCCTTGACAATCGGGCCGCACCGCCAACCTGCGCAAGTTAACTTCGCTCGGTTCTGGATTTCGCTGCCAAAGAGCAAAGCCGATTAACACCCCTTTTAGCTCAACCACGCCAAGGTATGTTCGAGGTTGATTCCCGGCCTCTTGCCATTCAGAATGGGTCCAAGGGGTGTGAAAACTTTTCAAATCAACATCGCGAAGCCGGTTGCGGTCGGGTTCTGTTGTTATTTTGAATGTTATCTCTGCCGGAAGCATGACGCCCCCCTTGAAATATTACACACCCATTCCTCGACGCTACCAGCGTTCACTTCCGCGTGCGCGGATGCTTGCATGTCCAACACCTTACCCAAAGCCACACTTTCGTCAAACGTTCGGTCCTCAAAGATGTGTCCAGACTGAATTTGCTTCCAACAGGTTACGAGCCTATCTAAAAGTGTTTTCTGCCAGCCTTCGGATATTCTACAACGATGGGTAGCCACACGAATTAGCGGGCGGTCAGGTTGGGCGGGTTTACAGACTAGCTGGTCGATGCACACAACCGTTGATTCCGACCCAACTTCATAGCCTAGTAGCCACCCATAGATAGAAAGCTGGTCTGCCCAGTCTTTACTGGAATCTTCGAGGTAGTGTGTTCCAATTTCAAGGTCTTTGTAAACCTTGGGAACGTACATTTTATGGGATGAACCGATGCCCCGGGGTGCCTTTACCTTTGAAGTGTCCCAACCTGCCCGGACGTTGGAGAACCCTTTGTATGGACTAGCCCCGTGCTTTGAGCAGTACCCATTTACTTTCCAGTCAAGAATTACATTAGCACCGCCACGGTGTGTAAAACAACAGTCTGGCTTTCCAAGTACGGGGACGCCGCCCACGGTTCCTTCAACCTTGAATTCAAACAAAGGATCGGTTGTGCTTTCTAACAGCATTGCCAGCAACTCGTCATAGACCCCGGAATATTTGTAGCACTCAAAGGCAAACTTACCTGTTTCAAGGGCCCAATCTCGGTTATGTTCCTCCACCTGGTCAGCAAAAATGTTGTCAAACTCAAAGCGAGGGTCGCTACCTACCCCAAAGCAGGCCGCGTGCAAGGCTGCTTTAACATAAGCATCAAAGGCCGAGCCAATAGCCATGTAATTTGCTTGAGGAATCGATGGAGGACGATCCTCGGCGAGATACTTCAAGTAAAATGCCTCGCGGTCAGACTCCCAAGTTGCCAAAGACGAGGGAGACAAGTAACGTGGTAATCGCATAGTAAACCTTTCTTAGGAGGACCGGCAGCGCCAGTAACGTGCTTCTTTAGGGATACCGTCGTCGGATAGCTCCCGATACTTAAAAGTAACCACCTGTCCTTTTGTAAAGAATACGGACTCAAAGTTTGGCGGCATATCTTTTCCGGGATTATCCCACGCAAACTGTGTCTCAGCTTTAGTCAAAAACTCCCGCTCCGGGTCATTTAACCCAGACAACTCAAGGCGCTTACCACAGTAGTCAAGGATGAGAGCGCCGATTTTCCCTCGGTACTTCGAGCCCCTGGCTGTTTCACGGCCAGAGGTATACCCCACAACCACTCCCTCTGCATCTTTGAATGGCTTATACTTCAATAACGTGCCACACCGACTTGGCTGCCATGAGCTTGTCGGGTCCCTGAGAACTACGCCCTCCCCTCCCGCTGCAAGGATACGATCCAACTCCCGGTTAACAGTTTGCCGGGCTAGCTCTTCATCTTCTGGCAACTTTCGCTGCAGGTGCAAGTAAATACGCCCCTCAGATGGGACCGCATCTCTCAAAGTTAGAAGTTCTTGTTCAAAGGGAACGGCCTTCTTTGACGCGCGTAGACACAGAAAGTCTTCCAACACCGCTGGTTGGCATTTATTTACCCACAATTCAAAGTTGGCGTAAAGCAGGTCGAGAGTCTGATTTGGACCTCGAATTGAACCGTCCTTGAAAATAACGTCAATAGGGGGGCACCCAAAAATGGCAAACTCAGCCTTATACCAGTCAGCCCCGGCCGTATCTCCGCTGCAAATTGATCGGGCAAGTTGGAAATTTCCACGTCCCGCCCAAACTTCACCATCCAAAGGGATGGCTGGAAGTTGATTGAGAAACCAATCAGGCGCGATTATAGGATTTCCGTAACGGGACCACAGCCCCGTGGCCATTGGCTTGATTTTTTTCTTTCGGCCCCCCGTTTTAGGGTCTAGTACATTGGCATAAGGTACAGACTCCGTCGGCTGCCCACGGCTCAAGCCACCATCCCAAAAAACCCGCGTCCCATCCAACTTTTCGCTAAGATAAAAACCCCCTACTTGATGCTTTTCCGGGTTGTAAGTTTTGGCTAACATCAAGAAGTCACGACGAGGAAGCATAACGTACCTCATTTTTGAGTCTTTTAATAATTGTGTCACAGTGTGTAGGTGCAATTTCTATGCCAATCGCACGGCGGCCCTTCCTAAGTGCCGCCACTAAAACGGGTCCGCTGCCCGCAAAAGGATCAATAACAATATCCCCGGGCTTTGTTGTTAGCAAAATAAGCCAAGACATCAATTCGACCGTTTTTGCAGTTGGGTGGGCCCTGGCCTCGGGTGTTTGTGGGTTGGCAGTCGAATAAGGAAACTCGGGACCAAACCAACAAGACGGGAACCTAGTCTTAAACTCAGCAACCGGTGGGCTTCCTTTATTTGGACGGGTGCCTGCTCGCTTGTTTCTTAGTAGCTGCGTTCGTTGAAAACGAAACTTGCCTTTAGTGGCAAATAAAAGCCAGTCACTATTCGGTTGGAAGCTTGAGTACAGGCTACCTCCGGCCGGGCGCTTTTGTACAATCAAAGGTTCCCGGGCGCGGAATCCAACCGTCTTTAGCTCGTCCCGATGGTGCCCATACTCACTCCACCCGGTGTAAGCAAACACGGCCGAGTCCTCTTCAAGAACCCGGTATGACTCCGCAGCCCAGTCGGCGTAAGAAAAAAACTGCTCGTCCCCTGTAATGACATCGCGTCGAGCTTGAGTGTGGTGATTTTGATACCCAATCCCAAACGGCGGGTCAGTCAGTACCAAGCTAGCACGAACGACGAGCTGTGGAAGTAGCTCAAGACAACTACAGTTATACACCGTGATTCCGTGGCTGTGATAACTTGGCAAGATCATAGCACCGTCGCACAAACGTCATGTTGCTGGGAAGTTGTTTCGTCTAGCCGTTGACGTAATTCCTCAATAAGACGCTGTTGCTCGCGAAGCAATTCTCGTAATTTTGTACCCTCCGCTTGAAGCTGTGAGACACGCTCTAAGGCAAGTTTAAGTTGCTCTTGAACAGCATAAAAATCCTCAGCTTGCTCTCGAAGGGACGCCACTGCCTGTTGAAGTGCTTCACGGCTAGCAGCTAGCTCAGAGTCCTTGTCCCTGAGGAGTGTTCTAGCCCTGTTAATAACCTGTGTAAACGTTGCATTTTCAGCAGCAAGTTGCTCCGAAAGTTGCACAATAGGCTGAGCGTATTCCTGGGCCTGCCTGATTGCAGCAAGCTGTTCGTACTCCCGGTCAATCCCTGACAGCCGGGCATCAAACCTAGCCATCTGAACGGCGACAACTCCTAAGCACGCAAAGAGGATGGTACGAAAAATGACTGCATAATACTTACTCATTTTAGTCTCCTGCTAGTTCAAAATAACGGGTTAGTAACCGCACACGATTTCTTTGGACAGTTTGGCGTGAAACACCTAGCTGGTCTGCCAAAGCACGATCAGAAAGACCCCAAGCATCTACATCAAGAAGGTGCGATAACTGTGGCACTTCTCTACGGAGCTGGGATAATGTATCAAGCGTGTCAACCACATCAAAGCCAAGGTCTGCATAAGCCCCACCAAGGAAAACCTGGCTTGCCAAATTTGACTCTGCCTCTCCGTAAACGGGGGCGGCTCCTTTATTTACACGCCTTCGATTGGTACTTGGGGCTGCTGGACAAAGTCCGCGTAACCTGGCAACTTCGTCCTCAATTTCTGCGCAAACATTATTGAGCAAGTAAATTCCCACCAACGTGGGCCACTCAATTTTTGACAACCGCGCGGCTGCCCTGACCAACGCCAAAAGCCCGGCTGAAACCATTTCATCGACAAACCGTCTACATACAGGCCAATGGTATGTGTACCGTCCGACGGTATGCCGCAGCATAGCAAGATGCCCCAAAATTAGCTGCTGCCGTGCGGCTCCATTATTTGTCTGCCAAGTATTCCTGATTGATTCCAACTCATCGGAAGTTAAGGGAGGCGGGACCTGTGCTAAAAACTCATGGTAAATCGGACGAGCAGCCCGGTGATGCGGTCGAAGCTTAACCATTGCTGTACTCATTGACACACCTTTTGCACCTTCCAGAAACATCGTGGAATAAAAGAATAGTCACGCACGCTTTCAAGAGAATAACGACGGCCACCACGCGGATCGTAAACTTTACCGTCTTTAGAGTCCCAAGCCACCGCATGGCCGCGTACAGGTGGTTTACCGCAATAATAGCCCGTGATAACCCCTGGACCCTGGGTCAGGTGCCGAACAAATCGCCGCCAGTTGTCCCGGGGTTCCGCGCCAAATAAAATTGAGCGCACGTCTGTTCCGTCTAACCGGGCTGAGATTCGCGGTATAAACTCAATTGGTGTGCAAGAATACCCCAAGGATAAAATAACTTCGATACACTCTTGCTCGTGGAAACCTGCTTTAACTCCCGGTAGTTCATAAGGCTCAGCGCCTCCATCGTGGCCGACCGCTTTTATAAACTCCGTGACAGAAATTCCTGCCACCATAGCAAAAGCAGTTGGGAGGCAGGACCACCCGTTTGGATTTGTCTGGATTTTCATTTCAGCTACTCCGACGGGCTTTAATTGCAGCCCCTTGTTCTGCGGCTTTCTTCTTGGCTCGCTCTAGACTTCTAGCGTCACCTGGAGTGTAGGTATAGCAAAATCCCTCATCACCCCACTTGTACCCAGGTTTTCCGTTCTTTTGACAACGCTTAACCGGCATAGCTCACCCTCCTTTTAGAGTGTGGGAAAAATTAAAGTTCCATATTCGTTGTCACTTATTGAGTAGTAACACTTTTTAACCCCTCTAAGACGCATTGCGGTTTGACAACGTTGACAAGGTCGTGCCATCGCAAGCTTACCACTGTGCAAAATTCGTACCACGAAAACAGTAGACCCATAATCAAGTTTTCGCGAAACACGAGCCTCAGCGTGGGCCGACGGCGTACAGGTACGACACGGCAGGTTGCTCGCTGTCACCACGGCCCCGTCAGACCGACAACCAACAGCCCCTAGCCGGTAGGTACGTCGCCGCCCATTCTTGTCCCCGGAGCAAGCAACTTGCTTAGCCAGTCGAAAGTGTTTAGCTAGTGAGGGCATTTACAGTTACTTGTAACGTTGTGTTTTCAGGGACGTCAATTAGATACGATCCAGCGGCCAGGTGGGCGTGGGAAGCCCCGATAACTTCTTCTTCAAATTGGGCTTGTAATGCAACTTGAGCCCCATTCTCGGTCCTGGTTACAGGGGTAAACCTAATAATCCTCAAAGGTAAGTTCATCAAGTAGCTCTTCAATAGTTGGTTCAGTGTCCCACGATGGTTTCCAATACTCATTCCAATTTGGGGGCTGAAAGAGTTTGTCGTACTCTTCTTCGGTTGGTGCTACTAATATCCAAATGCCAACACCGAAACGGTCCCAAATAGGCCATTTGCGTTTCTGGGCCTTGGTAAAGGTGTAACTGGCCGGATTTTTTACATCGACCCACCGTTGTCCAAACTTCTTGTGGGCCAGGTACAGGTCGGGGATTCCAACTTGATATTGGTTTCCCTGGGTGACCTCAACTAGCCACTGCCGCGCCCGCAAGAAACGTATAATCTTCTGCTGAATGCGCCATTCTGGTCCATGTGCTTCACGTATTCTCGGACGTTTCACTGTCAGCCTCCCAACTGGCGCACCACCATGAAAATTGCTCCGTGTCCACAAACAGGCGGTTCGTCACAGGGCAATATCCCCCGCCGACGTCATTGTGGCAAAGGTGTCGACAGGTGGCACAGCAACTCCCAATGCCCACTGCCCGACATCGCTGACAACACTCACAATCACAGCCGTCAATCGCACCGTCGTAGGTCATTCCCATTTACTTGCCCTTTCAAAGTAAATACACAATCAGAGGGCTACTTAAGTAACCCTCGGTTGCGAAGTACCTAGTTTAGTTGGCCTCTTCTTCATGTGCCAAGGCCCCATTGATTGAGCATAACGTCGAGATCAGCTTCTTCCTGGGCAGCTTGTTCCAGGTCGCAATATTGTTCTGTGACGCCAAAGCCATCAACTGTGGATTCGTCAATGTCATCAGCCATGTCTTTCGGTCGTTGTTCATCTTGGTCCTCAGGGGGTTTAATGTGAATAACCTCAGAGCCAGCGCCTTTCTCGGCCCAGTTTTTCATGGACTTCGCCCACTTCATACCGATCAAAGGTACTCGGTCGCGGTATCGCTCTACCGCGTCGATAACAACCTTGGCTACTTCATCTACGTAGTCGGGGTGGGTTACGGCCATAATTTCATCGTGTACATTCATAGGCGCGACAACCCACTCGGACACTCCGGAAGGTTGAAGAGTCCAGATACATGCTTGTACATCTTTAGTAATTTCAGCACCGGGGCTTTGAATTAAGTGATTGTTCGCTGCCCGGGTGTTTGCGGCTTGAAGTTGAAAGGCCGCGCCGTACAATGCCGAAGATACAGCCCCGCCAATTTGCTGAACCCGGTCGCGGCGGACTACTTTAATGTCAAGCTGCCGCCAGTGTTTCGGAAGATTTCGGGCAAGATTAAACAGTTCTTTTGTTATTCTGTTTTCGAGCGTAAAGTAACGACGAAAACCCAAGAAGGTTTCTGCGTAGTCATCCGGGTCGTGCCAGCTAACAGCCGTCCCAATTCCTCCCGCTTGCCGCAGTGCTTGAAAACGATTAAAAACCTCCTCCCGGGATGCTTTAATTCCGGGGTACATTCGTTGGAACTTTGTAAATGCTTCCTCAGCAGTAACAAGAGGAATGGCAAGTTTGCTGTGAATTGTATTATGGTCGCCCCCGTAAAGCAACGCAAAAACAGCCTGCTTACCCCTAACATACATATCAAAGTCAGTGCCGGAAGATGCGACAATTTCTTCGTAAGTCTTTCCAGGGTATAGAGCTGTGCCCATAACGGCATGTAACTTCTTGCCACTTAGCAAATCTCTTCGCAGGGCGGGGTCCTTGAAAACGGCGTCCGCCAACGTCACTTCAAAGGAGTCAAAGTCGCCGCCACATAATACCATACCAGGCCACGCCAGCGGGAACATTTGGCGCACCTCCGTTGAGTGCTTGATGCCTTGAGCATTTAAGCCATCGCCCCCGGACATGCGCGATGATAGTGTACCAATGACATTAAAACTGGCATGAAACCTGCCCGCTTTAATCAACTTGCTATGAAGCTCAACTTCTTTCGATGCAAACTTAATTTTCAGAACTTCATCAGCGCGCTCCGACGCAAGCATTGGTCCTTCATCGAGAGTGCCCTTGCCACGGCATCTTAGACAGCCAGCGCCCATACACTTTATACAAAGCTCCCCTGCCTCGGTCACTACCATCTTGTCGCGAATTTGTTCAAGGTTGCTCTTCTTGGTTGAGTCGTCAATAAGAAGCGATTCAGTGTCATCCATGCAATCACGAATGTACTTCCTTACTTGAGGCGGTTTGTTAACATTAACGGGGGACCGCTCTAAAACACTCCTGGCCTTTGCTAGAAGCTCCTGAGTTTGTCCTTCATCAATGATAAACCCGTGCCAACGGACCGCTGCAACCATGCAAGCTAACGAGCTGTCTACGTCAGGTTGGGGCTGCCCAAAGTGCTCCCATAGTTCCCGTGTATAGACAACATCGTCGGTCGCGTATTCTCGCGCGTCTTTATCTTCTGCCCAATGCTTGACATGCTGAATAATGTGTGCAGGCCAAGTTCGACCTAGCGACTTACCAACTTTATCAAAGACTTCCCAGTCCGTTTCTGGTTTCGACACGCCAAGTGCAAATGGCACGTAACCAAGCTCGTAGGGTTTACTAGCATGGGCAATGTCTTTGAAATGAAACCGTGGCGTATAGCCTAAAACATGCTCTGCGAGAAACTTTAGACCACCGCCAGGATTGAATTTCAGAACAACGTCTTTGAAGCTGGGGTCAACTTCGCCGTCATTGTTTCGTCTGTCATAAACTTGCCACTTTGGAAGATTGGGGTCGCTGCGTTTTGCAAATAAAATCCCGTCCAATTCCACACGCTTTTCAAGCTCCTGGGCTAAGGCCCCGGCAAGAATGGTTGGAACTTTCCGGATTCTAACGTCATCCCGATTCATTAGACATTGATACTCACCCTTCCTAGAGTGTAGTAAAATATCCACACATGATGCCGGTTTAACACACGGACCGTCTCGGCCTTCTGGTTCTTTACGGGCCACCAGGTTGACATCATTAACTGGCAGCAAGTCAGGCGGTAGCAGCCGCCAGATAGTGTACAGTTTGCAAAGATGAAACATGTCAAAGCTGCAATTAAAGCCAACAAAACAATGCTCCATCAATCTTTCAATCAGCTCGACGCTTTCCCTAGCCGGTCGTAGCCACGGGTCAAATAACGTTATCGGGCCGTCGTCAATGGCATACTGCACCAACGTAGGGAGGCCGTGAAAGCCGCAAGTTTCGGTATCAAGGAAGCAATTCTTCATCGTGTCCTTTGATAATTTGGATGCCTGATTCAAGAAAATGCTTTAGACTTTTCGCCTTTTCAAGGGGCTGCTTCCAGGCTCAGTGCCGGGTATCTTTTGGATAACCACCCAATCAGCTCCGACAACGTGTCAAAATCAACGTCTACTTCCGTTTCGCTATCTTGGTGCCAGTGGTCCGATGAGTGCTCTGTGTAGCACAGTGTAAGCCCGATGCTTTCACTATGTTCAAGGTAACAATCCTTGCTTAACCTGAAAACATTTTGCATGATTAACCCCGCCACATCTGATATTCGTAGCTGTCGCCCTTGCCCCGAACCGTGGCCCCCAAGATTGGACGAGTCCGGACAACGCCTACATCTTGGACATGGAAAACGACGCAGGTACCATGTCCAATAATGGAGGGCAACAAGACACGCTCCTGCAGGTCGATGCTGCCGCGTACAACGGCTTTCTCCCTTTGAAAAAATCGCTTGTCGCTGGCTAGCAAAACTACCCCCAGTTTAGGGGTGCCAACTTCCAGCTCAAACTGCTCGTTTTCTGTGTCAAAGGAAATCCGAACACCCGGGTCAAGGGCCCGTACATTAATACATCCCTCTTCTTGGTGCTCCGCCAAGAGTCGTTGTTGAATCGCCGTTAGTTCAGGTTTCATAGTAGTTCTCATGTAGTAAGAATAGTGCAAGTTCTGTGCCAAAGCGGTCAAACTTCCGGGCCCTGTAACAGGGCGTCGTCAGAAATCTGGCCCGAGGCCCATAGCAGAGCTTGAAAGGGGTCAGGATAGCGACCTTCGGCCACCAGGCGTGTTATCATCTTGTTTATGTCACGGTACGACCTAGTAACCTTCCTGTGGCCCTTCATGGTGTGGAAACGATTACCGCTCATGCCGTTTAACTTGGCGGTTTCGATTTCGGCCGCGAGTGCCTTCTGCTCTTTTGTTGTTTTGGGGTAGATAAACTGCAAGTCTCGCTCACCAAGGACACCAGTCTCAACTCGCTGGACAACTTCGTCGGGCAAGTCGAACAATCGCCAGCGTATGTGTACCCAACCCTTTGAACGATTTATTGCTTTCGCAATTGTTGTAACAGGGGTGGTTGGGGGGAAACTTTGATGCAGGGCCTTTGCCTGTTGAATAAGTGAGAGATTTTTGCGTTCGAGATTTTCGAGCAAATTAAGGAGCCTCGCGTCCTGCTCCGTAAGCCCTTCAATCACAATTGCCGGGATCGTGGTCCAAGATAAAAGATACTTAGCCGCCGTAAAACGTCGGTGTCCCGCGACAATCCGAAACTCGAACCCCTCCGGAAGATTCGGAACATCTGTACCAGGTTGTAACATGACGGGGATTTTTAGCCCGTGCTTCCGGATACTTTCGGCCAACTCTAAGCACGACTGGGGCGTAAAAACCCCGCGACAATTAAACAACGAGTCAAAGTAGACAACTGGTATAGGAACTCTTACCGCAGAGTAATCAGCCAGGGCCGGATACTTAGGCATTAGGAACCTCGTGAAGGGTAACAATCGGTGCCCCGTCACGATAAGGCAGCGGGTTACTATTTAGCTTCTCGGACTCTAGGCACCAGCGAGATACCCACCCCGAACCATCCGAATACGGCACCCTCGCGTCCCCATAAAGCTCCTGCATTGCCGCGTCACGGGCATGGCTAAAAGCCTCGGCCATACACTGTTGAAGCCCGTGGAAAAATAACTGAGCTTCAAAGTGTCTGACCTCGTCGGTTAAAACCGTTTGGAGACAAGACCTGAGGCGTTCAGTGTCAATCTTCGCAAAAGATTTCAACCTGAGGTTGATAGTCATTTCATATGTTGAGGGCCGCGATAGCGAGATGTCGGCGCGGTGGCAAGAGATGGGTTTCATTCTGCCTTTCTGTAAAAACCGGGGGCGTCAGCCTTTTCGACGCTTATGATGCAGTAAGGCTCTCTCCCCGGCAGGCGCAGAGCTACGGGCCCTGAACCGGGATTTTGATAACCAAGGAGAGGTTCAAAGAATCCTTGCCTCTTAGTTTAATTCGTCCGTTGTATTGTAGCCCGGCTGGAGCTGGTCGCCAAGAATGGTACAGAACTCCGTAGGCTGCGCACAACCTTTCCTGGAGCCTGGTAACCTCTGCCCGTGAAGAAGGCTCCCACGTAAGAACCAAATCAAAGGGTTTCCGGCTGCTTCTAATAGAAGACGGCGGGGGGAAATTCTTGGGCAGCGACGAATCGAGTTTTTGCACCGCTCGGATGGCTTTGGAAAGGCGAGAAATCTCCAAAGCGAAGGCGCTAATGAACTCTGGACTTAAGTTTTTCAAAACATGGCTCCTCGATTAGTGAAAACTGCGCGGGCAGGGCTCGAACCTGCAACCATCCGATTAACAGTCGGACGCTCTACCAATTGAGCTACCGCGCATCGTGGTGGCAGGGACAGTATTTCTCGCAAAGTCTCCACCACCGATATAAAGAACATCTGGTTCCTAGCCGCCAGCGGGGTCCTTCCCCTCAACTAGGTGTTAGTTCCTGCTGCGCCTCTGTGGCCAGCCTGCCCGTTGCAAATCCTAGCTCGAATACTTCACGGATACCTCCCTCCCATGTAAGACGTTTGACAAGAGCACGCTCAGACTTGGTTGCATCTGGGCGCGCCACAGGGTCCTCCCAGTGGAAAACGGGTGACCCCTGCGAAAATACTGTCGTACTAACACGTGAGTCTAGACCAATGCCTCTGACAACTTTCAACATTTTGCCCTCCAATACTACAAGTATACCACACCAGCGACGAAAGTCAAGCCCTAATCGTAAAGATAATTGATAACCCCGCGCATGGCGTCCCCGGCCTCTTTCCAGAGCTTTTGTAGTTTCGGGTCCTTTACTCTTTCTGGCGGCACAAGGTGGTAAATACAAAAACCGAGGCCCTCGTACTGAACCTGTTCCTTCAAAGTTTCAGCATCAAGCTTTCCCGGGGGTAGGGACTCGGGACAACTTAACTCTGGTAGACCATGATAGCTGTCAAGCACCCACGCCCCCGGCTCGGGCACCAATGGGTGGGCGTGACTACTACCCTTGGTGCCGCGACGACGCCGACCAGTTGCCTTGGTGCCTTCAAATACGTGGCCACACTTGCAAACTTTAAGTCGCGGGCCGCAGCCTTTCTTACACTTTGGGCAGGTCTTTAATGGCATACGCCAACCTCTCGGGCAATGTCAATCTTGTACCGCTGGGGACCTTTGGCTTCCTTGTCTGTTCGGAGCTTAATGGGCAGCCTCCAAGTCACCCCGTATTGCGGGTTTACGCCGTGTAGAAGCTGCGTTGGCTCTGAGTATACAGAAAGCGCATTGAACGCAAATGCGTCCGTTGCAACCCAGGGCCCGTTAATCATCATCTCACCGTCCAGCTCAGAAACACTTCCCGGGCGGTGAAAATGTCCGCAACAATAGTACCGGACGCGCGGGCCAGACTGTACTCGGTTAACCGCCATGAAACGCCGTTGCCGCCGCTCTAAACCGTACCAAGGGATCCCCATTGAAGACCGAACGTCATCGCCGTGGAAAATGCAGAAGCCTACTCCATTAATGTCAACGTTCGCGCTGAAGGAATCAGGAATCGTGAAGAAAACGTTTTCTAGGTCGCGGCAGTACATCTCCGCTGTTTTTGCAATCAGGTAATCCCAGTTGTCGTGGGCCCCGTGGTAGTCCTTCTTAATCGACCTACGACCATGGTTACCTGGGACATAGACAATGTTTACGTTGTCAAAATAAGGTGCCAGGTCCCGAAACATTAGGGCATGAAGCTGTCCAATTGCAAAACAGTTCTTGAACTGATTCTTAAAGTAAGAGCGGTTTACATGCCCGTGAATTTCTCCACTTGTATGGTCGCCGTAAGCTAACACCGTCAAGTTAGGGAAGCGAAACTGTGGCGCGAGGCTAACTTGGGTCCACTTCAAAACCGTGTCGATCAAGTGTTCTGCGCGACACATGCTAACTGGAAAATCATGAGATTCCAAACCGCCACACTCCTCGGGCGTAATAATTTGGTCGTGGTGACCGTCGCTCAAATGCAGCACAAGATGTTCCGTGATAGCGGACTTTGTTGCTCGCGCGGCGGCTGGGCGTGCTTTTGGAAGTGCTCGAAATGGCTTAACAACCCTATCCATTTCAGCGGTAATTGCTTGATACAGTCCCCGAGTTTTGGCCGCAACCTTAAGTTGGCTCCGAGCATGGTTGCGTTCCTCACGGAGATGCGTTACCTCGGCTTCCAACTCAAGAACCTGTTCATTGGTCGGGTCCACGTCCAGAAGCTTTCGTCGCTGTCCTTTCGCCATCTTCGGAGGGGTGGCTGGCCCCGGGACTTTAGAATAAGCCCGCCCAGTTGCAATATCAGACACCATTGAACGACTAATCTTAAACTTCTTCGCAATCTCGAGCTGAGTTTTCTTGTCCTCGGCAAGCAAGAGCTTGATTTGTCGGACTTGATTCTCTGAAAGCTTGGACATGGGGGGCTCCTTGGTGTTAATTAGTTGGTCCAGGTTACTTCCGTGGATTTACCACGTTTAGCTTTTACCTCACCAAATAGTTGAAAGGGCAACCAATTGGCGCCCCGTTGCTCACAAACTGTTACTTGTCCTTGGCGAGTTTTGCAGAAAGTTGCAAGTTGCTCGTAGTCAATCTTTGAGGTTCGATAAGCTTTGCCCCATTCTTGGTAGGGCGGGTCAATGAACCAAGTGGCGACATCGGGCGGGGCAGTTTCATAAGACGCATTGTAAATCTTCCAGTGTCGAATGGCTTCAACTTGGTCCGCAATACGTGCCCTGATTGATTCACCCCAGTGCGATTTTGGGCTTACATCTGACCAGCGTGTGCGTTGTTTACAGGGATGTGCGGCACCTTTATTGAACCATAAACCTATAAGCCACTTTGTTTCCTAGGGCCAGCCTACAAGCTCGTCGACATGGAAAAGATCAACGGGAATTCGCATCACTTCTGAGGGCCGAACATGGATAAGATAGTGCCATACACCATAGAAAGCCGGATTAAGTTCGTACAGGCGTATGTTTCTGTCCGCATACCGCACGGAGTAGCCAGCAGCCCCAGCAAAGGGCTCTACAATGGTGCTATACTGAGGCTTGGGATACCGGGGAGCGGCCCGCCATTTCGCTCCAAACATGGTAAAGAAAGGTTTAAGCTTCATTACATAGCCTCATAGTAATCAGGACTGACGGCTTTCAGAATCAAACGGCCACAAAGTTCGGGACTATAAGTTTCAGTCAAGGGGGTTATCACAATCCCCTCTCGTCCTTTGAATTTGCACGCAATATTCTCGGAGTGGGCAACAGATGTTGGCCCGCTTACAAATTCATCGACCAGGCCCGTATAAAATGGTCCGGAGTGTAGTAGCGGCACGACTGGGATGCCGAACTTCCTACAAAAGGTGCAAATACTGTGCCAATCCAGGTAGTCCCCGTTTACTGAAATGTCAAAAACTCGATAACCCTCGGCCGGTCCAGCCCCGTAGTCCATTGGCTGGACCTTGCGCCCGAAAATCTCGCCAAAGACAATAACATTGTTTGTCTCTTGTGACAGGTGCGATAAGAGAGCTTTCATCCCGTCAGTTAAGGGCTTCCAGTAGATGGACTTCCGTCCGCGAGCATTCTCCGACTTGACCCGTCGGTGGTGGGTGCCACACATGAACTCCCAACCGTTGTCGTAGATTAGGCCGACTCGGGAGTTCGTTCCGTGTAGCTTCTCGGTCACGCGGACGGGCGTGCCTTCTGGCAGCGCGATGGCATTACGGTAATAGTGTTCGATACTGGTGTACTTGTGAAACGCCTCGGGAGACCGTACCGTGTCGGAGCCACGCATTGTTTCTAGTTCGGGAGGTTGATATTTAACGGCCCCGACAAGCTCGGACACGTCTGCTCCATCGTCATAACAACCCGGCCGCGCCGCGGACACTTTATCCACGGGTAGTCCGAAACCAAATGATGCAATGCTACGAAGTCGGATGGCACCAACGCGACACTTTGATTTGAACGAATCGCCGGGGTAGATTGAGTGCTTTAAGTAGGCAGCAACACCTAGCTCTTCCGCCAATGTTTCAGGAATCATAACATCTGGCGGGAAATAGACACAAAGATCACCCTGTTGGTAAATACCTTTTTGGGAGATGAACTGCGTGGTAATAACGCGCACCAATTCCAAACGGTCCGCGTTGGGGTGCTGTTCAACAGCTAAGACAGGGGTGATTTCAACAGGGGTATTACTCATTGTGTATCCTTATTGTGTTCAAACGGGCCGGGGAAATAATCACGGGTTTCTGCCAAGTCCCACCGTTCAATTAGATCATCCAAACTGATTGGTCGATAGCTACCAAACAACCGATAAAGATTGTCCGCGCTAACATCGAGGGCGCGACGACCCGGGTGGATGCGGTTCAAGTCAGCTTCCGACCGGCCGTGACAGTGGCCGTACAAATGCCCGCCGCCACGGTGCATCGACGCCCAATTAACGATGGGAAAATGACACAGGTGAAATTTAATCGAGTGCGACCACCCCGGCTGTCGAAACTTCACCACGGCCATATCACGCATTGTAGAGCAATGCCTCCCAAGACTGGCCGGGTCGTGGTTCCCACGGATAACGTGCAGGGTCCGTACTTTAAGGCGCTGCCGATAGTGCCCTATCAAACGGGCACCCCAACAAAAGTCGCCAAGGTGATAAAGGACGTCATTGCGGCCGACGTATTGATTAATACCGTCAATAATTGCCGCGTCCAGGTCAGCAAGAGATGGGAACCGCCCGGCGCGCTCGGGCGACTCCATCAAACGTGCATGCCCAAAGTGTGTGTCACTTATAAACCAAATCATGCGTGGCGCGTTTTCCACTGCTCCCAAGTATCAACCCGAGCCGGGCGCACACTTTGCCACGGGCGACTTCCATCCACAGTTGTACCCTCATAGAGAATTCGCCCGTTTCCTTGGATGCGAATTGACTTAACCACTCCAAGGGTCCCACTTTGACAGGCGGCGACGTCTCCAATTTCTGGTGCAGTGGTTGACATTAAAGTTCTCCTGCAAAACGAGAGATAACGGATGGGCAAGTGGGGTCAAAACCTACAACATCAAGCATTCCGGGATCATCCGGGTCAGCTACCGAATACTCAGTAGCAGTCAATGCACAAACAACCAATTTGGCATCGCGACCCGTGGCTTGCCGATAATCTTCGAGGGCTCGACAAGGGTGCGTTTTACCCTGCCAGCTTTCGTTATCAGTGTAGACAACAAAAGTGTCAACCGGTAATTTATTTTCCCGGGCGTAAATCATTGGAAGTGCGCAGTCTGTTGGACCAACCGGAATTCGCCTAAGCTCATCCAAAGCGGGCTGTAAACGGCAGTGTCGGCCGAAATTTTCCACGAGCTTAAGACCACCGGCGCGTCTGTTACCCTGCCGGCCAGTAAATGCCGTCGTAAGGCACCATGGCTCGGACCGCGTCTGTGCCAGCGCCATAACAGCGGCGGCTTGGTAAGCTTTAAGGTGTGTGCCAGCAATAGAACCCAGGAAGTCAAAACCGCGCCAGCCCATGGAGCCAGAAACGTCGATTGCCAGCATAAAGTTCTTGCCAGCGGGTGTCACAGTGTCGAAAGCGCCGTAAAATGCGTCCTCAAGTGCCTCACAAATATTCTGGTCAGGGTTCCAAGACAAGTTGCCCCTGACGCCTTGACCTTTTTGATAGGTGGTGCTTGCCAGCAACAATGCAGCAGGATGAAGAGCCTGCCCCGCCGACCGCAGCCGCTCACAAACCAGTTTAGAAGCATCGCTAAAAGGCGTTAGTAGCCCAACAGCGGTCATCTTCCCAAGGTTGCGAACCAAGGCTGTATATGGCATCCTATCAAGCAGCGCCTCCCACACCAAGGAAGAATTGAGCCACTTGGTTGGAATAACTTCGCGAACCAATCGCCAAGCCCGGATATGCTTCGCAACAGACTTGGCACTTGTGGCTTCGGACAGACTATTAATCACGGATAGCCATGAACCAAGGGTGTCATTCTTGGTGTACTCTCCGCTGCAAATGTACCGAAAAACTTCATTCAACTCAGGGGAGTAAGGATGTGCCAAACGAAGGAGGTCACGATGCGTGTAGCCCTCTCGTTGACCATACTTCGTAACCTGATACATCAAAGACTGTGGGTCCTTAGCCGTATACCAGCCCGCCACGGCTTTCCGCAGGCCGCGTCCCCAGCCCCGGAATTTCGTTGTTTGCTCCACGAACGTAAAGAGATGCGAAGCGGTGCGACAAACCGTGTTAACTTCGGCCAAAGCCGCCCGCGCCGCCTGCGGGCCGCACTTACCACTAGACAAGTAAGCAAGACAAAAAACCGCAGGGGTTGGCTTAATTGCGCGGGGCAGCGCTTGAAGTATGGTGGTGATAGTTGACTCAACAGACCGTCGGGCGCATTCTTGTAAAACTTTCGCCATGCGGCGAGTCATCTGCGCCTCGCCCGTGTAATAAGTTCCGCCGTCACAGCCTAGAATGAGAAACCGTTGGAGAACCTGAAAGGGCTCAACCTTAAAAACGTAACCTCCAGCATCGTTCTTAATCTGTTTACGATCAAACAAGGGTTCCCGCTGGGTTGCCGTAACAAGGTGACTCGCATAGTTTGCCATTCTATTCTCCAGTTAAAGAACAACGGGCAAGTAACTGGGTCGGGATAATATTAACCAATAACCCGACACAAGCGGCCCGTTTGTAAGGTGGCGGACAAGTGTTTGCAATGGGGTCTTATCCAAAACGATAACCCATTGCAAGCGGCCCGACAAACGACCCCGCCAGGACTCGAACCTGGATTACGGAATTAACAGTTCAATAACGCTTTACCGTCGGCCCGTTAAGGCAAGGTGTGGTGAAGCATAAACGTGTGTTACCATTACACCACGGGGTCCTATATTCTATTGTACCATGTGTTTTGGGTCTTGTCAAGGTTTTCAAGGGTCACGCATCAATAAATGAGTAGGTTTTCAAGTAAATGTCCTCAAGCAAGTCTGGGTTAATGCCCACTTCAACAGCATTGGAGAGCAAGTTCTGTGCCAATCGCCCAATTACCCGCAACTCGTCGCCCGTAAAACGAACAACGTCGGCGGGGTCGTAATCAAGGTCATCAAAGTCAAAGGGCTCTTCAAATGGGTCGTCAAATTCATGCTCAGGAATCATTGTGTTTACCTTAGAAAGGTTGTGAAAAAGCATCAATACCCCTCCAACTTGAGGGCATCACAAAGTGGAATCAAGGAGTAACTCGCGGCCGAAGGAATCTTGTCGCGCGAAAACGTAAAATGAGCGACACGTCGCTTCGCCGGGGTTCCAACCCGAATTGAGCCGTGGATTATATCCGGGCTCTCAGGGTCATCTTCAAAACGCAAGGTACCTCGGTGTCGAGCTAAAAGTTGAATACACTCGTCCAATTCAGGCCACTCCGACCCCGACTGTGGCCCCGCCCGGCGTACTGCGTATAACAAAGTGTATCGACACAGGTACCCCGTCAAAATTAGGGCGAGCACAATCATCAATGGAATAAAATCAAAGTTCATGGCATTTCTCTCGGTTAAATGTTACTGATTAGCTCGTGGAGGTATTCCAAGACGAAGAAGTGTCACAACTGCTGTCGCCCCTCCCGCGCCTGTTGCCAGTAGCGAGAATTGCGTCACTTCGCCCCAGAAACCTACCGCCGCCATAACAGTAGTGGTAACGGCTAGGAGTGTGAGAGACAGGAAAAGTGCAGGGGCACGTAAACTCGTTTTCATAGCTTCCTTTCAGGCTGACAATGTGTCGCCAAATAATGAATACAGTCTTCAAGACTCAACAACAGGGGCCGGGATTCGGTGGCAACATTACGTGCGATCATTCTTCATCTCGGGAGTTAAAAGGTAGGTTACACTGACGCCAGCAAATGAGGTAACAAATAGTAGCCCGATTGAATACCAACAACGGGGCATAAGGGGGCTATTCCAAATAGCATCCACCCAAATTGCCGATAGGCCGAGAGTTGCTGCTGCCACAATACACCCCATCGCTGCCATGTAGCACCACCGATTAATCTTGTAAGGATTCATTACTTCTCCTTTTGTTAAATATGCCACCCCGCCCGAATAGCAGGGCCTCAACTGCGGGCCAATCAATGTACGGCCGGTCACTTAGCCCAAGGGTAAGCGGTACTCCAACCGACAGGTCATCGATGTAAACGTGTGCATAGGCTTTTGGACTCTGTGTCCAGTTGTGCTGGTCCGGATTTTGATTGACGCCAAAAAGAGGGATACGACGGTCTGTAAACCAGCGAACTGCATCACGCAATTCTTTGCCGCTCCTCATTGTCCAAAGGATTAACTTTGCCCCCTCGCTGAGCATGCGACGTAGCACGGGTTCGGCACCGATAGATCGTCCAACGGCCGGAAACTCATGTGTAACACAGGTACCATCAAAGTCAACTGCGACAATTAGTCCATCATCAGGCATTTCTAATCTCCGGAAAAGGTGTAAGTTCTCCCTGTACCGGGTGTTCGGAGTGGGTATAAATACCCACTGTCTTCTCAAAAGATGTAGGGCGTTCGTACCCCCGGGCCATGCGTCGAATAGACATTGTAAGGTCTTCAACATGCTTGCGGCCGATACAAGTTTTCAAGGCACGCTCTAAGCATACGTCCAACATCTCGGGGCCCCCAAACGTGATAAATACCCGGTCCCAATCAGGTGAAAGCCATCTATCACGGTTAGCCTGCGTTGTGTGTGTACCGTCGAGAATAACCGTGTCATGGCCCGCAAGGAGTAAAGCCTTTACCATCAGGTGCTTAACACATGAAACCATTGGCTCAGCCTCCAAAACATAGGGCTGCCCATGTAATGCCAATCGAATCGAGTCCCCATTAACTATTGGGTGTCGCTGCGTTCTTGCCCATGTACTTTTACCTGATCGAGGTAAACCCACCGTCATAATAAGGGTCTTCATTCATCAGTCTCCACGCCAACGGTTGCGGCAATATCGCCAAGAGTCATTAATTCAAGCCTGCGATTCTCACGGAGAATACTACGTACATGCTCATCAGTAGGTAAATGGATAAGGTCAACAATAGTGGCACCTTTGTTCTCATCCACACCAATTCTATGAATTCGATCTTCCGCCTGGGATCTCGACTCTGGTGAGAAATCATTGGAGTAGAATACCGCCATAGACGCTTCGGTGAGAGTTAAACTCATACCGCCTGACTTTGGGTGTGCGACAAAAACAACACGAGGGTTGTGTTCTAAGTCGGCCCAATAATCCAGTGGATTTTCAACGACTATTGGGTTGCCAGCGCTATCCCAAACTTTCCACCCACGGCCATCCACCCGGATCACTGCCCAGCGCTGCTTTTGGCATAGCTTTCCCAGCCGATCAAGAGAGCCGGTGAACCCTGCAAAAATAACCAAGCGTCCGGTTTCTTCGTTCTCTTCTAGCAGTTCAATTGTGGCCTTCTCTTTAGGCGTCGGAACCTCTCGAATAACTCGCACCTTATGAGGCACTTCTAATGTACCATCGCATGTTTTGCAGGTTTGCAGTTCTTTTGATAAGGTCGAAACATACTCAGGGTCCAGCATGTCTACCATTTCAAAAGTTCGGTCAGGATCATCTGGATCAACCCAAACTGGCAACTTACCCGGGGTATCTGTGTTCGCGCATGCGGGGCAGGGCTCCGTCCCCTGAACCTCTTCTCTATATTGAAATCCATCGCTTAGCTCCCGCAACCACGTCAAACCTGTCATGGCATTAGGCGCCAGTTTAACCAGAGCCTTGGCTACGCGGTCAATAGTGGGTGTAACTTCACACTGCACAACTCGGTATTGTTTCTCGGGAAGGTCGAGCCAATCCTTCTTGTGCATTACAAGGGCCAATCCGTCCAGGCGTTCGTGCAGTAACGCAACTTCATTGACGCTTGGTTTCCATCGGTGGTAATCCTCGGCGTATTCAAATTGATGCTGTTCTTCATCCTCAAGGCCACCGCAAATAGCACACTTTTCTTCTGTATCCAACCATGTTACACGTTGAAGGTGCTTGCCTTGAGATGTTTCTTTCTCTACAAAGATGCCCAGCCTTCGTTCAAAAGCCCTCATGTCACCTTCGCGCAGAAAACCAGGGCACGCAATCTCAGCCTGGGACCACCAATCTACAGGAGACTTAGGGGATGGAGTGCCGGTCATTAGAATAACGAACCCATCGCGACCATACTCGGCCCGGATGCCGTCAGCTAATGCCTGCGCGGCCTGGGCCCGTTGGCTATGGTGATTCTTAAGTCTGCTTGACTCGTCAAAGATGACACCGTGAGGGGGAAGGTCGCCTGGTGTCCAATTCTTCATCTTAGAGGTCAGAGCTTCATACGTAAATAGATCGAGGTTTACATCAGTAAGTCCCCACTTATGAAACTCACGTTCAACCGCGCGGAGGCCCGCCTTGGGGCCAACCCAAATCCAATCATTGTAGCCCGACTGTTCCATAACCTCTATAGCACTAAGGGTCTTGCCGCAATTGTGTACTACAATACCATTAGCGATGAAGTTGTGGTAGGGCCCCTCACACTTTATGTCGTATACATCAACGGTGCCACCATCCTCGATTGACGCGATTGGGTCAAAACAAAAACAGAACGCAGATGAGTTAGTACCATTGTGTAAGTGAACCTTATTACCACTATGAAAGTCTGCATGCTCTCTTGCTGTGCAGACCACCAAGTTCTCCGGCCGATTATCCCACCGCTGCTGATTCAAATGGTGAATCTGCTCTTTTACTGTGACCCGTCGACCTAACAGTTCCTCTACTACGAGAATGTGTTCATACACCTGATTCGATCGGTTGGCGCGGGGGTGGCCTTTCAAACCTCCAACACGAACATACCCGTCGTTGTCAATAAAATGCCCCAGACCTTGTTGCGTTGTTTTTGTCAACCGGCTAGGAGGCGTTTGCGGCACGGCCCGCGACTGCCGGGCAAATCCATCAGGAGCGGCCACCATGATATAATCCCCGGGCATCAATTCATTGAGAGGTTTGAATGTGCCATACCGGTAAGCATTGATGCACAGCTCGTGGTCAGGAGTAAGCCGCAGCACTTTGCCGGATTTAGTCCTCAACAACTTAACTTTCTTGTGGCCCTGGAAAACTACATCAATGATCTTTGTTAGACCAAACGCTTCGCCCCGAAACCCCCGTACAAAGGTGTCGATAGATGTATCCCAGACTCGTTTAGAAGGGCGATTTAGCGTTGTAGGTCCGTTGTAAGTGGCCCCGCCATGAAACTTGTAACATAGCTCTGCAAGAGTTATTGAAAAACTCTTGCCCGCGCGATTCACATGGACGGTTGCATCCCCGGCAATACATCCCATCTCGGCCGCAAAGATACCAAAATGGTACGTAAGGCCGAAGTTTGCCATCAACTTCTGGTGTTCACGCAGTGGCCGCTCATACTCATGCTCGATAAGAGGGCGGTCCCACCATTCATAAGGATTTTCACCCGCCATGTAGGCGAGTTGAAAACGGTTGCGGTCGCAGTCTGCTACACTCCAAATCTTTCGTGGCGGGTCTTCAAAACCATGCCACTTTGAACCCTTCATTGCCTTAATCTCATCCTTCAAACCAAAGGGAGACTTGACAAATTCAATCCGGTTTCTTACAACACGAATAGTGACGGGCTGCTTAACAAGTGTGCCAGAAGCCGTTTCAGTTATCAGTTTAAGTGTTTGAAGTTCAGGCATGGGATTCCGGGTGGAGGCGAGGAGAATATTCTTCAAGACGGCGCATCATTACTTTAATCGCGTCCGGATTTGAGTCAATGAGTACGGCGCTGCGTCCGTTTTTAAGAGCTGCTTCGCCGGTTGTGCCAGACCCGGCAAAACAATCCAACACAAGGTCGCCGGGATGTGTGTGGACTGTTATCAATCGATTAAGCAAGCCGACTGGTTTCTGAGTGGGGTAGCCGCAACGTTCTTTCCCCCGGGTGTGGACAACTGTGTGCCACCACACGTCGGTCGGAGTTTTCCCCCTCGCAGCTTTTTCCGGACCCGCCAGCCCGGGGGCCATGTAGGGGATGCGTTCCATGTCATCAAAGCGAAATGTATACTCCTTCGCGTCCTTTACATAGAGTAAAAGAGTGTCGTGTTTGGCAGACCAGCGCTTCTTTGCCCGACCACCAAAGTCATACGCCCAGATAATTTCGTTAAGAAAACACTCGCGGCCAACAAGCCGGTCCAGCAAGACTTTTACGTAGTGGACTTCCCGGTAGTCCAAATGAACACACAAAGTCCCCGCCGCATCAAGTAGCTCAAAGGCCGCTTTAAGACGTGGTTCAAGAAACGCTGAGTAGTCCTCAAAAGTATCGGCATACGTACCCTCGGCAGCCTTTTGAGTACGGCCCGTATTAAAAGGCGGATCCATGTAAATCAAATCAAAACATGGTCGGTCGAAACGAGACAAGATTTTGAGGTTGTCGCCTTGGAAAATATCGAGAGTCGATGGCGGCTGGTTCATAGGTCAACCTTGAAAGTAGCTAGTTGCGAGTTAAGACTTTCCACTACGCGTGGTTTCATTGCCCGTAGATAGGGTCTGCCTTCGACAAAATTGTAAGCTTTCTTGGCTTTCGGAAAACTTCTGGCACGACCACGACCGTCGGTCACAACAGCGGGACGACGCCCGGCCAATACGGTGATGTAAAACACTACTTTGACTCCAACAAAAGTGTCCTGTCCTGCCGCGCCCCAACCTTCAACGTATCGAACATTTCACGTAAACCTAGTTGACACAGTTTATTAAAGACCAAAGTGTAAACCTGCCTGGCTTCCTGTTCAAGTTTTGTTTTAGGGCCGCAAGCCCTTAAAATTGCTCTACGCCATTGAGCCAGTGTTCCATGGATAATTGCGGCCTGGATTCGTCGCTCTACCGTATCAACTATCGCAAATTCCATGCCGCCCGCAGTTTCGAGAACCTCGGCCATATCATTTTCAAAGGTTGCTACCAGAAAGGTTGTCGAGAAAAGTCCATAGAATGGCTCAGCTAACCGTACCGAGGGCGATGCTTTTCGGTCCTTAAATGACGAATAGCAAGCAAGGTTATGGGCCATGGGTGGCAGTGGCACGGGGACACTGTCGGCCGCTTGAGCCACGCTGTACCCAACAAGGTCGCGTGCCAGCGGCAAAAAAGCGTCCAAACTAAGTTTTGTCTGTGCAATGAGACATGCGCCCGCCATCTAAATACCCTCCCGGCCTTTGGGTTTTGTTACAACTGCGCGCTGCCTTAGCTTGGACACCAGCCTATCAAGATACGGTCGCAAGTCATCAGAAAGATGAAAACATTCAGGCACGCCCTCTTCGCGACAATACGTGTTCATTAAATCAACAAAGGATGCTCTTTGGCAACCGTCCTCCCGCGTGTCACGATGCTCGACTAAACTAATTGGACCTGGGGAAGACCAATCACCAACTACAACCACTCGCTCCCGTGTATTCTTGCCAGGGCGTGGTTGTGGTGGCCTCGCACGGTATCCATCTTCTGACGGGTACCAATGTATCGTTGTGTGTGGGCTGGTAATTGACATTGACTGCCCGCATACACCCACAGGGCCTTCGTCTGTGATTATTGAAAGTACGCTGCCGGGCACGATGTTTAGAACGGTGCCACGGTAATAAAATTCACTAAGGGCGTGGCGTTTACTTTTCATTTGTCTTATCCCCGGGCGTGGTTCCAAGCCACATTTCATCGAAGTTCTTTGAAGCTTCTTCTGGGTTCTCTCCGTAGGCTTCAACCCCAGTTGAACCGCCTGTGCAAGTCGGTAAAAACTCATCCATTCCTCCCGGAGCTACACCGTACGAACAAACCCACCGAAAACCGTCATGGTACATAAGGGTGGGTAGTGAGCGGCTAGGTCGAAAAGCTTGTAGAGTTTGGCGCATCATAAATTGCGCAGCTTGGGCCTTTGACTGCGCTTCCAGCATCCGAAAGCTTGCCCGCGCATGCTTAAGTTCGTCGATACTGGTTTTGGGCGAGAAAGTTTCTTTCTTACCCGGAACTTGAGTGGGGCGTCGAGAGAAAAAGTTGCAAAAACCGGCTACCAAAGATCGAGCCCAAGTGACAGGTCCAAAACGTAACATTATAAGTACCCTAAGTAAAAGAGGGACCGCCCAATGGGCGGTCCCAGTTGCGAAACCTCTATCGCGCTCGTCGTCGGGTTGTGGTTGCTTCGTCCGTTGAGACAGTTTCAGGACCTTCAACCTTGACTTCGACAAACTTGGTAATTTCGGCCCGCAGCTTTTCGTTAGAAGGCACGTTAGTAAACGGCTCCGAACATTGAGTAACAACAGGCACGTGCCAGCCGATTTGGCCACGTCGTGCGTAGCGTGCTTTCAAAGTACAGGGCAACGGACCACGAGCCTCATCCCCTGTTACCGGCAGAAACTTGACTAGCTTTCCAGACTCGGCCCGGCCGGATTTGTTACCCAGGAACAACTCATAAAGCATCCCGGTATTACGCTCCACAAGCAGGAAAGAGGGACCCCACATACAACCCTGCTCTCCGGGAAGTGCTGAGGTTTCCTGAATTTCCTTAAACTTAGGGTCACTCATATCGTAGACGGCTACGATAGCATCGCGGTCTCGAACATCCAAAGCCTTAGGCCGCACACAGAGAGGAAGTACATCAATCTCTGGGCCCAGGTCGTGAATCTCTTCCCCGCCCGGCTGCGGCACCCCGTAGTGGCCGGGCGAAATCTTTCCAGTGTCAACGTACTTGCCCTTGGTTACGAGCTGAATACGTTGCAGGTGGTCAACACCCTTGGACAGCTCGTTCAGGTCCTCGGCAGACATTGTGGCGGGGATAGGAAGATTGGAAACATCGAAAGGCATCATCTCTGTACTCATAAATCGGTCCTCGGATTAGGGGGTTGAAAATCAGCCTCAGCCTGTCTTAGCTTTCGTAGCTGCTGACGCTCTGCTCTCCGTCGTTCCTCAGCACGTTGCTGTTGACCGCGACGGGCAACGATCATCTTTTCTTGGGCTGCAAGACCATCCGGATCAAGGTGCAAAATCCATGCCAAACAAGCTTTCCAGCCGTCCATTACTGTTTTGGCGTTTGTTTTAATCAACACCGGGCCAGCGACTTGGGGGTTTCTGTATTCAGCCTTTATGTCTGTAACTTTCCGAAGATACGGAACAGGTTTCTCTTGGTTGACCGGGTGGTTCTCAATATAGCGACCCTGACAATTTTCTCTCAGCCGTTTAATTTCGGCGTGTATCAGAGGCTTGAACTCCCTGACTGGGAGTGTTGCCGCCAGGTCCAAGTAAGCTGGCTGACTTGCATGCGGCAGCCGTGATAGCGTGTGGGCCGATTCGAGTGGAATTTGTCCAGCTTTCACCAGGGGTTGACAGTCTGCGTGTAAACGCCGAAGGCTGAGAATTTTGCGAATCCATGTTGGACTCTTCCTAATCAAGATAGACAGTCGCGAAATAGTTATGTCAGGATTAAGGTGCAAAAGCCGTGCCAACCGCTCGCCAAACTCGACCGGTGTTGTCTCGGGCCGAATACCATTTGCCTGTAATTGAGCGACCAAAACTTCGGAGTCACTGAGAACGCGAACTACGGCGGGGATTTCTGTGTAGCGAAGCTGTTTACAGCAGGTGTATCGGTAGTTGCCCTCTACGATTTCAAAGTAATCGCCCACGGAGCGGACTAGGATTGGCTGCCAAAGTCCATTATCCCGGATTGAATCCAGCATTTCTAAGAACTCTACCGAGTCAGTACGAACTGGGCGGAGTAAAAAGCTGGGCGGGCGAACCCGGTCAAGTGAAAGAACCTGCAATTGCATGCTATACTTATGGTAGCTCATTTTCACAAATCTGCTCATTTAAAGTGGAAAAGCGGCAGCGTGCTGCGAATCGGCACGTCGTTTGTCAATCCTTATAAAGAGGTAGTGGTAGTGTTGACACCCCTATTAGGGGGCGCGCGAAGGGTTGATTAAAAACAGTGTCGCAACACCACCTTTGGGGTGGTGAGGTCGACGTAACTTGTTTAGCCGCAAGAAGTTAGGGCAAAGGTTGAGTGTTGACGGGTTGACTGGCCCTATTTACCCCTACTGTACTTTTTAATTAACTTCTCTCTAGCTTCTCTTACCCTTAACTCTTAATCAACTCGTCAACACTCTTAACTTAAGTATAGATATAGTAAGACTTTGCGGCAAGGAACAGTGTTGACGTATCCCCCAATATGTGTGTTGTTTCCAAGCCTGCCGACAACACACATTACGGGGTATCAGCCCTGCCCCGCTTAATTCCTGAGCATATTATCCGGATTGAGCTACCATAATAATAGAGATTGGCACGCTAACTGCACAGTATACCTACCGCTACTGATTCATTCCTTGGCATAGAGGACCACATGGCAACAATTCTTAATGCTTTTGAGACATACTTTACCAATCACGTCCTGCCAAAGCACAGCAACCCTCCATTTTTTAAGCAATGGCTCGACAACCTGCGACACCTTGAGACACAGCTTTTAGTTGCGCCGGGTAACGGCACGCGGGTTGAAGGTAAACGAAATACCTGGACAGATGGTAACGAAACGTGGTTCAATATTCGATGGCCCAAAAACGCAATGGCCGAACCATTCTGGAAAGATCGAGAGTTACCATTTCTCTTGGAACGCCATTGGTTGGGCGTCGGCACAACTTGGTGGAACTGGACTGCCAGAGAGTCCGTGGCTGTTGGATTTGACTTCGATGAAATTACCAGCCACGCCCCGGGCACTGGGGTCACCCCGGAACAGCTTGAGAAGGTGTGTAGGGCTGCCTGTGAGCTTCCCTACGTCGATGTAATCAAGTCTACCGGTGGTAAGGGCCTTCATCTTTACGTGTGGTTTGACGAGGCTTCTAGGCCCCGTACAGCGAACCATACTGAACACGCAGCAATTGCTAGGGTCATCTTAGGAAAGCTAAGTACCGATGCTGAGTTTGATTTTGGCAGTCACCTAGACGTGTGCGGCGGTTGCATGTGGGTGGCTCACCAGAAAATGTTTGGCACGCCCGGCTTCATGCAGCTAAAGGCGGCAACAGAACACCTGGGTCGCGACGATATTTCCCCCAATTGGAGGGACCAAGTACAAGTCATTTTGGGCAAGGCCACCAAAGTCCGCGTTGTTGGAGTAACAGATACAGGGGAAGAAGTTGACGCACAAGACCCTCTTTCAGAGCTAACCACTGCCCACCCAAAGGTACCCCTTGACGAGACCCATCGCCGTATCATATCAGACCTTGAGCTGACTGGTGCCAGTTGCGTTTGGATTCCAGATCACCACCTTCTGCAAACGCACACCCGGGCCTTGAAGATGGTCCACGACCAGTGGAAAACTCACGGCCAACCTATGCGGGGTTTCTTTGAAACATTGTCGCCTGGCAACGATCTTGGACAACCCAATTGTCTTGCGGGTGACACACCGGTCATCACCCGTGAAGGCGTTAAACCTATCTCAGAGCTAGCTGGCAAAGTAGTCGAAGTGGTTACAAGCCGAGGCGCTTGGACGAAGGCCCCATTTAAGTCATACGGACCACAGAAGACTTACGCCATCACGCTGAAAAATAGGCGCGGGCATACTAAGACTTTCCGAGCTACTGGTGACCACCGATGGTTTGTGTGCCGCCAAAAGTGGGGATACCGTAAAACAAAAGTGAATTTTGGCCAAAGAGTAGAGAAGGTTACTACGGCTTTGCAGCCTAATGATATACTTGTTCAAACCCCTGCCCGACGGGGTAAGATCCGTCCCAGTGTGGTCGGAATTCAACATGGCCTGGTGTGGGGTGACGGGTCGAATGGAGGAGACCGCAGAACATCAGAGCTTCCTTTATTCGGGAAAAAGGACGCCGAGTTGTTGAAGTTCTTTGCCGAGCACCCTCAACAACCCATCACTAATTCTATTGGCGGGGTGTGCGTAACTAATTTACCTTATCATTTTAAGTCATTGGTACCCCTTAGTTACGACAAGCCATACCTGTATGGCTGGTTGGCTGGTTACTTCGCCGCCGATGGCTGTGTCTCCAAGGAAGGAGTCTGTGTTATTCGGTCAACAAATAAGGAAGCAATTGAACATTTTCGGAATGTTGCGCATATTCTAGGCATTGAAACAACCCAAGTCACGTGGCGGCACCATACAAGTGGCTATAATCCTGAAACCCCTGTATTTACGACTACTATAAAACGAGCCTCTTTGAAAGAGGACTTCTTCCTTCTTAAGAAACACCGAAACCGATTTAAGGCAGCTAAAAGCAACCGAAAAACTCAATCACTTTGGCGAGTTGTTAGCGTTCAACCAGCGGGTGTTGAAGAAGTATTTTGCTGCACTGTGCCGGGTACGGGTTGTTTCTGCTTGGAAGATTTTATTCTGACAGGTAATTGTTTTCTCATCCCGAAGTCAGATGGAGCATGGTTAGCATTTCGTTTCGGGCAGGGAACTGTTGAGCATGACTTGTGGCAGCAAGACCGTCAAGGTTGGACCCATATTGCATACAATAAACGCCCCGACCTGCAAAGTGCCGCCATGGCCTTTAATGGAGCTGAGCTTGAGAACAGCAAGGGTTTTCACTTCAAGTCAACTGACCAAGCACAGGCTGCGGTAGAAGCATTGGGTTCAAAGCTCATTCTTCCGGAAGGCAACACGTACACTGACCGCGCTGTAAGATTGCGAAAAAACACCGACGGCCGTTTGGTCGTTGAGCTGGCGCGACGAGATAACGACACCGGTTTCGATGGCTGGAATGGGAGCAAGAAGAACAAGTGGGTAAAAATCTTCAACATTGTCGTAGAGACAAACTCCGAAGAAGATGACGCCACACGCTATGATACGTTGGTTCGTTCTTGCCGCACCCCGGGCGCGGCAGATGCGGGCTGGCGCGTCAATGTTAAAAAGGGTGGGTGGATTAAGCACCCACGAGAAAATGTCGCCAGTGTCTTGTCACTTGTGGCCCCGCCCGGGCTGGCTATGACGCAGATTCTCGGTCGTGCTATTATTAACCAGTGGTTACTTGTCTGCAAGCCTTTCCACCCTGAATACCCAGGGGGTAGACAATGGAACCTCGGAGCACCCCAACTTGTCCATCAGCCCGCCCAGCTTGAGTCTGATGAAGTGCCGCGTCACCCCCACTGGGATATGATTCTTACCCACTGCGGTGAGCATATAACCCCCGGAGTCCAGAATGCTTCGTGGTGCCGCGACTGGGGCATTTTCAACGGAAAAGATTATCTTACCGCGTGGATTTCATGCCTCCTGCGGGAGCCGTTTGAACCACTTCCATACCTGTTTATGTATGGTCCGCAGAACTCGGGCAAATCAATCTTTCACGAAGCCATTAGTTTGCTGGTGACGGGCGGCGTTGTCAAAGCAGACCGGGCTCTTACTAGCCCGGGCGACTTTAACGGGGAGCTTGCAAACGCGGTTCTCGGCGTTGTCGATGAAGTCAATATTGCGCATGCCGGCGCTAGCGTGTACAATAAGATCAAAGAATGGACCACCTCCCAGTTCATTAGCATCCATGCGAAGTTTCAGCAGGTCTACCAGCAGCGCAACTGCTTACACTTTGTCCAGACTGCCAACAGCAGGGATAACTGTCCAATCTTTCCAGGGGATACGCGAATTACAGCAACGTATGTAAGCCCTTTGATTCAGGAAATCCCCAAGCCTGCATTGATGCGGTCCCTTGAAGAAGAAGCGCCGCATTTCATGGCAACGCTAATGGACCTCTCACTTCCATCTTCTGGTTCCCGACTTCGACTGCCAATTATTGACACCGAAGGTAAGGCCCAAGCCGCCGATGCAAACCGGGACCCTCTTGAAGAATTCCTGGCCGAGAATTGTTACTATGTTCCCGGGGAGAAAGTGACTCTTAAAGAGTTTAGCGAAAAGTTCTTTGAAACGCTAACAGCTTTCGAGCAGGCAAATTGGAGCAAACGTCGCCTACGACAATCAATGCCAGAGCAGTACCCCATTGGCTTGTCTAACCATGGCCGAACATACATCGGTAACTTGAGTTTTACGGACATCACGGTGCCTGAAAATACCCCTGCTTACGGTATCCAAGGCCGCTGTATTAACCTAAAGGCAACCTAAAGGCAACACCATGTACCGAATAACTATCTGTCAAAGTGTCAGCTATGCAAGCTCAATTGTTCAAGCTCGAACATTGACTTGTTTAGAAGTTGACGAAATTCCCGACAACCTTGACGATATTGTTGACGAGTACGGGGGAGACTTTTACCATATTGAGGATTTAGAAAATGACATGCACAATGAGTCCTGAATGGGGCCATTTATTAAGGGCCATAGGTAAGCCCCTTGATATAAAGGTAGCTAACTCTTCCGCCTGCGCTTTGTCGGGTATTTATCTAGGGTCGAACTATTTGGCAGCCTGGCTTAGCTGTCTAGTAGCTAACCGCCCAGCCCCTTACCTTTTGTTCCATGGAAACTGTGAAGCAACTCGCACTGTTTTCAGCCGTGCTGCTCAATTGCTTACACATGCCGTGGCGCGAATTGATCCGCTTCTTAAACCTGCTACAGGATACAATGCACAGCTCTATAATGCTACACTTGGCTTAATTGAGAATACAGACTTTTCCCAGGAGTCCGCTTTGGCGCGGTCAAAGCTTCGACTATTGGTTGAGTCCCCGTTCTTAACTATTTACGCCCCTGATGCTCCGGCCCGCGTCACTGCTAACACTTTACACTTTATCCATACTGCCCCCTCCCCCGCTGCGGAACCAGTTGGTATCCAGCGGACAGTGTGTCCGGTAACAACAGGGGACTCTTTCGACATGAAACAATTACGCCGGGAGACTCCAATATTTAAGTCGTTGCTTCTTGACTTCGCCCCTACCTCGCTTCCTGTACTAAACTAGGAGTTGTAACGTGGATAAACTTACGTACGCCGTCGGAAATGTTAACAGCACTGAGAAAGGCTCAGGTGCCCGCGCCAACGCTGGCAAAGTTTCCTTTACTCAGGTACCGCTCCACCTGCTAGCGGGCGTGGCTCGCGTTTTCATGGGCGGTCTTTTGAAGTACGCGCAGTTTAATTGGGCCAAAGGGATGCCGTGGTCCGTTCCAATGGACTGTGCCGTTCGTCACTTTATTAAGTGGTGGTTCCTCGGAGAAGACATTGACCAGGAGTCAGGAGAACACCATCTTGACCATGCTATCTGCAATTTACTAATGCTACGACATTATGTCGTAACTTACAAAGAAGGTGATGACCGCCCCGCTGACTACACGGGCTTTTCGGATTTTCTAGGCGAGTTTAATAAGCCCTTTGACGTGGAGGCTTATCTTGACCGAAACCCTGCCGTTCGAGCGAAAATTAATGGTTCGCAAGATACAAAGGAGGCCAGTTAATGTCGGCGCAAGCTAAAGAGGGCGTGCGCCGTTTTATCGCGGCAGCACTTTGTGACCTAATTTCTGATCTTTCAGATACGCCAAGTCCAATTATAATTGGGGGTAATTATCCTAATGATAAGCTCATTGATGCCTTTACGGCCTGGCTAATTAAACGCGGCATTGATGTTGCCGACCCAGCAACAGAAGGGTGGCTACATTCATGCTTGCGTGGTGACCTTCAAGCTAACAAGGAGCAAACATGACACCTCCCAACGGACTCGTCACTCTAAATGGTAACATGCTAGTGGCAGTAGATGTAGAGACAACGGGTCGGCTATCAGGATACCACGAGATTATTCAAATTGCCGTGGTTCCCTTATCCAGCGAACTTACACCTTTACCTAATGTTCAGCCTTTTTACATGAACATTGCGCCATCTTTCCCACATCGGGCAGAGAAAAACGCACAAAGTATCCACGGGCTAGACCTTGAAACGCTACAAGCAGAGTGTCCGGATAGTTGGAAAGCGGCCGATCTCTTTGACGAATGGTTCACCCGGCTATCCCTGCCCTTTAGTCGGCAGCTTGTTCCTTTGGCACACAACTGGGCATTTGAACGTGGTTTTCTTGCACATTGGCTTGGGTTAGAATCACTCGGACAATTCTTTCACCCACATCCACGGGACTCCATGCTGTTGGCTATCAGCATTAATGATGCCGCCGCGTTCCACGGCCTCCCGATCCCTTTCAACTATGTAGGGCTTGGCGCTATGTGCAAGAAATTTGGGATTGAGATTGGACAGGCGCATGATGCGTTGGCGGACGCTCTTGCCGAGGCAAAGCTCTATAAAGCCTTACTTACATCATTCGGCCGCTAGCGTAGGTGCCCTTGGGCACGTCTATCACGTCGTCGCCCCGCCCGGGGTTGCATAGATTGTTGCGTGCGACACTTTAGCGGCGGGCCCGAAGGCTTCGCGGTCTTTTTATGGTGTACTCGTCGACTAATGCAGCAGCCCATACTATTCCTCCTCGTCAACGGGGGCGTATGACGTTGACCCCATCATGTTGTACGCTCGGCAAGTAGAAAAATCTGTCACCGCCGCCCGGTGAACATACACGCCAAATTGTCGAAGCTCTTTTCGACATGTTCGCGTCAAACTCGTAGCAATGTCCCCACATAAATTAGCGAGAAGGTCGTCGAGTGTGTGTTTAGTAACTACCTCGACTATCGCGGCTTGGGTCATGTCGTTGACAGTTGTATCAACGTCCCAATTTCGCTTGCCAATGGCCTGTAAAACGTCTTTGATGCTATACACAATGACGCCGCCAGCGACGACCTCCCGCTTATCCTTTGTCATAAGAGCTTGAGTAGGAGAGTTGTAAGTTTGCCTCGCGGTAACAAGCGTACAAACTTCGGTTGTTAAGGGCCACCAAATTGTTACGCCTGGCTTTAGTTCAATGACATGACTGCCCCAACGCCATTTAACACCGCCGTGGGTGGCCCGGATAATAAGCGGCCTTGGAATGAAACTAAACAGCGCTTGAATCAGATCATTAATCCAGTCAAAACCCATTGGGGTCTCCTACCAAAGATTCTTAGGACAGTGTTCGGTGGCCATTTTTATCTTGTTGAAAATAGCCATACTGTTGGTACTAACTACACATCCGCAACCTCGGCAGGCTTGTTCCTTACTGTCAAACCAATCACAGTGTTTGCAATGGTTGTTGTAAATTTCATCTACTGCTACTTTTGACCGAACGCGACCTCCACTTTTTAGCCAGCGTCCCATGGCTTTTGTGTACGACCACGCTCTTGCGGCGAGAGATGGTGCATTTAGTGCTTCTTTTGAGGGGGCCGCTGCCGGTGGTACACCTTCCTTGCAAGCTTGACACTTCTTAAATGACGTGACTTTATTCGTCACGGCACAATAAGCCCGGATAATCAAGTCCCCACCGTGGCTTACTTCATTGTAGAAGGCTCTAGCGGGGCACTCCCCCCAGTCAGATTGGTAGGTGTAATCATCGAGTTTTGTGTAACCTTCTAATTGAACATCAACGGCAACTGGATACACTATCTCCGACCCGTCCTTAACTGGCTGGGTCTTCAACTTCTTGCCGTGGCACCCGGCCGCTTTGGAGAATGGGCAATGTAATACGCAGCCATCGCACGTTGATTGGGGCACTTCCTTGCCGTAGGTCTTTGCTTGTTGGTTTGCGCACTGTAACAAGTGGGTCTTGGCACCGTCACGGGCAGTTCGGACAATTGTTCTTAGTTTTTGGCAGCGCATTTTATTACCAGAGGTCAAACGGACAGTGACAGGCAGCCATGGCAACATACTCTTCTATTGGCAACTTGCTTTTTCGAGCCGAACAGAAATGATAGTCCTTATCCAAGAAGCGACATTTAAAGCAATAAGTAGCAAGCAAAGTCTCCTGTTCCTCGCCGCTTCGCTGCTCATCGGCACCCGGAAACATGCTATTGTGTTCTTCTATATCCTCTGGGGTAGGTTCTACCTTATGGGGGCAATTATCACAGAGGAAGGAACTGATAACTTGAAAACGTCGCGGACTTTCCGTACAGCAGCACGAGGATACATAGATTGAGTTTCCGAGGTCGAACATAGTTGACTGGTATCGACAGCGTTTTTCTAACATTGGACTACTCCACAATTGGACTAAAAGTTTCACCCATGTCTGCCATCGGATGATCCGGGTCTCCTTCGCCTGACCACTCACATTCTTGATCGGGATTTTCAGGGTCTGGAACTACTCTAATAGGATCCCCCCATGGAAGACTATAGGGATACTCAATCCCGCATTCATGGGGACATGCGTTGGGGTGCTGCGCGGCCTCAATAATATTCCTAATATCTTGAATAAACATGGAGGCCGCGTATCTTGAGCTGAAAATATGCGTCTTCCAGAATGTTGGGCCGGTGCAAACTTTTCCCGGAGCACCACACCAGCACGGACCTCCTTTACAGCCATCCTTTGAAACGCCTCCGCTGGTTACGCTGGTTGGATTAATATACATCACTCTAACTTCGTAGGTGCATCCTGCGCCATCTCGGTCTTCATCCTCTTCTTCTTCTTCTGGTTCCTCGGGCTCTTCGTTAGGTTCCGGCTCTTCGTCTTCGGGCCATTCAACATTTATGCGCGGGTCAGGTAGCCGCGCAGGTTGTTCAAATCTTCGATCAGCGGCGTTTAGTTCTTTAAATCGTGGCTCAGATTCATGGACATGCTCGAAGTCAGATGTCTCACAGAGCAGTTCTGGAAACTCGTCGTCAAGGTCTGATGGATGGGGATCTCCACTTGAAACAACTGCACCAGTTAATGGTCCGCCGCCTGAAAGCACGTGACCTAATGGTGGCGTTACTTTTACACCTGGATTGGGGTCAGCATATTTTTCGTCCCCGGGCAGCGGCCAGCATAGCTCAGGACTTTGATCCGCAGGCCAGGCCCATTGATAACTTTCAGTAGTACCGGCCAGCAGTGGTGTCCATGCTTCAAATTGGATGCTGTTATTTTCCATATTAACCTGGGCCTTAGTTATTACACACTTAATCGGAACACCGGCAAGCTGGGGAATATCCACTGTCACACAGTCAAAAAGATCTAAGTCCAGGTGGGCGATAGTTGTTTCAAATTCTAACAGTTTCCAAGTTTGCGAGTTTCTAATAAGCCAGAAAGTTGCTGATTTAAGAATTGTTTCAAAGGTGTTTTGGGTGTAGTATTTCTTGGAAGCTGTGCGCGTTCCATACTTAGCAACATTGTACTTAAGGATCAATGAACGTTCAACAGGTGCCCCTCTTTCAGTTGCCACTCCTGCGGGTGCCCAAGTTATCGCATGCTTGGTTTCAAGATCCTCGGTAGGCGTATGTGTAATTCTTAGGGTCTGTGTTAAAATGTCTGCGCTGGTCAAGGTTCGCACACTTGTGGGTTCTTCCGACAGGTACCGGAGGTACAGTATATTGTCCCGGATATAACTGGCGCATCGGATCTGATAAACAATCTCTTGGATTAATTCAAGAACGCCCTTACGTTGATCTACCCAGAAATTTACTGGATAATTTTCCATGCGAGTTCGCACGTGGCTAAATGATGCTGAATCAATTGTGAGTGATGTATATTTGCCGACAAGCCATTCAATGACGTCAACAGGGTTGGGGCCAATACTTGATGTGACTGAAACATAGAGCCCATCCTCCCAAGTTTCGTCAAACTGACTGAGTTTCTTCGTTAGATGTAACTCAAGTACCTCATAACTCCCATAGTCCGTTTCATGCACGGTGTAATACTCTGACGGAACCTCCATTAGTAAAGAGGGCCCACTAGGCATCTTACGGTATGCTGCAACTTGATTTACCACCCCGGGAAGAAGGCTGATGACGTGCAGAATTTCAGATTCTTCTTCGAGATACACGTCTGACCCAGCGGGTAGCCACACAAAAGAAGCCTTGGGCATATCGTGATAAAGTTGCCTGGCCTCTTCGGCCCCGCCTGTAAGTTGATTTCGCGTCACCGGGTCCGCGTCACAATCTTCGTCTGCCCGGACCCGCCATGTTAGGTCCTTGAAGCGTGTCCAACCTTCATGTTGTTTTGACGCCACGGGTCGGATTGCTTGTGTACGAGGTTTTTGGGGTTCAATCAGTTCAATATCATCCCGTTTTGGATGCTTACGACTGGTAACATGAAAATCATCACCGCTAAAACTGCCAGTAAAGTACGCGCCATTAATATTTATTGTTACTTCACGGCCTTGCGGAAAACGTGAACCGCCTCGTATTGGCAAAATATCATTTTCTAACGACAGTTGTTGTTCATAAAGATAGCTCAACTCGCATATTGCAACCCATCGATCATACACACACTGCTTGTCTGGTACATACGTTTCGACAAAATTAGCAAATTGGCTACCTGTACCTGCAACCCCGCCAGTGACAAGTTTGTGGCCGATAGAAATATCGGGGCAGGTCACATACTGCGCCTGGGTTATTCGGTTGGGCAGCGTGAAGTCATGTATGCCTTCACCACGTTCTAGGACGCCTTTAATCGGTGACCGTACTTCTACGGTTGGCATGTGACAAACTTCACCAAATACCAAAGGCCACGTTACACCCCGCGCATCTTCCGGAACCACTGGAAAGTCACCCTCCTCCATTGAGAACGCAACTTCAATTGCTTCTAACCGGGTTAGCGCTGAGAACGAAATACTACGGCTGCCCTCGTCCCATTCTAACGGACTTACAATTTGGCCCCGAAACAAAGGAATTCGGTGTGCCGTTGTAAGGCCCTGAAAACTTTGATATACCCAGATTGGGCGTTGATGAACATCGTGCTTGTCGAGTAAATCCTTAATAGCTCCGTCAACATCATCTAGCACGATTGAAACCTGTTGGGAGTCTCCAGCGTTATCGAGCTGAACAGATAGATCTAGCCCATCAACGCTTAAAACTTGAGGAAGCGCATCCCCAAACATACGGTCTGAGTACAAGAAACGCTGCCCGTCGTCGGTCCACTGAACCTCAACTAAAATGACAGGTTCAAGACCGTTCTTTTGTTGAAGTTTTTCTCGCAAAGCTGCTGAAAGTTCTTTCATTAGGCTGTCTCTTCAAGTTCTAATGTAATATCCATTGTCTCACCGCCCGGAAAACCTCGTGCCCGACCACTACCGGTATACTCAAAAGGGTTGACCACTAGAACCCCAGTATAGATCCGATCTCGGTGATCTATAATTCGGAGGGTTGAAGCGTGATAGGCGGCGATGAAAGCTCGTAATTCCAGGGCCTTATGACGTGCAAGCCGAAAATCCCATTGGTATTTCTTACGACCCCCTCTTGACTTAACGTATGTATAAGGGGTCCCGTCCATTCCGTAGCTTAGCTGCAATGTAGCTGTAAGTTTTGTGGAGTCACCCCACCTCGGAGATGGTAAAATAATAGCAGTTTGGATTCCTGGGTACGGGGCGGACATTAGGAACATGATACTACTCCACTGTTACATTTACTGATTGACTGAAACTTAAACATGCCCCCATACCTGGCCTCTCAACTTGTTCGCCTTGAAACTCGAATGTCGCCGTAAAGCCTTGTGGCCCGTCTTCGACAATTTGGTCCCCGGGAGTTGTAATGATTCCCACCCAGTGTCGGCCTTCCCAGTCATAAAGGGCAATCTTTTTACCTAAACTCACCAGTAAAAATTCGGTCAATTCCTCGACATCTTGAATTTTTAGCCCGGTGAAACTCAATAATAAAGTGTGTTTTTTCGGCCACGTGGGGTCGGCAAAAACTGTAAGTTTACCACCGGCCGTCTCTCGATTAATCCTGGTAAAGTTTTGTCGATCTTTATTGTCCATGTTAGGGGCTCTAAGAGCGACTGTGCTGCACGCGGCCCCCGTCTCTGGGTAGGCCAGTAAAACTCGGGCAGGTGCCGGAGTGCCGGGCCCCTCAGTAAGAGTCTCAGGCGGTGGGCTAGGTTGATTAGGAATCGTTGATTCACTTGTAAGCGGTCGGTATGCTTTTGTATCACAAATATCACGCAGTTGCATCAGAATTGCATGCCCTAATGCCATGTCGTGTTCGGTTAAACGCGCCCGAATAATCGACAAATCAAGTTCTTGGTTAAGCAAAAGACTTTCGAGTAAACCGCGTATTCTTTGGAAATCAACTGACTGTACTAGCGATAGAAATTGTGAGGGGGTGAGCGTTCGGAAGACTTCATCAACAATACTTAGTAAACTGCTAACATCTTCTTGAAAAAACCTGCCTGCCACCTGGAGAAAGTTTAGTGTCGAAGCTACTTTGGCAAAATGATCCTGGTAAGGAATAACCCCATTGAGTCGTAGCTTACTTCTAACTGTACGGGATACTGGCCCCCGAAAAACAAGCGAGTCATTTAAAGCCAGCGTTGAAACTACCAGCATAAATAGACCGGCTTCAAAATGAAGAGTCTGCGTGAGTTCCAGTGTATGGCCAAAAACACTGTGTTCCTGCGGCACCAATAGTTGTGCCTCGGCCGAGAATAATTCAAGCTCGTCTACCAGGTCTTCAAGATAAACACGGGTCGCAATACCACTAAAGTCGAGAACGCTGTCTGCGGAAAGTCGAAACTCGGCCGGGGCCTTGTGGTCCAGGGAAAGCGTTTGATAAAGCCGTAAATGCGGGTCGATCATCCTCACATCTTGTGACAATGATAGCATACTTTCAAGTTCAAGACGAAACGTAGAAGGCGCCGGCACAAGAACCATCACGTATTGCTGACAAGCTCGTAATGCGCCCGCATCGCCGGAGCCAAGTACATCTACAAATTGTTGGGTAGCTCGAAGTTTTCCGTCGCCGGTGCCGAGTACATCTACAAATTGTTGGGTAGCTCGAAGCATTTAGCCCACCTTTAGCCCGGCTTGCAAATTGTCTAAGTCAGAAAGAGTCCAAGGAAGTTCGGTACTTGGATTTATTTCAACCAGATAATTGTAGCCCTGATACTGACTATTTGTTCTGATTGAATCTCGATCAAACTCGCTGCCATTTGTTTTAATAGTGGGCACCAGATCATAGAAGGTGTGACCTGTTGAGCGACTAGTTGTGACTACCTGGATACCGTTGGGATCCCCGAGGTTGGGTGGCAGCGCATCGAGTGCATATATGTCCTTTGTGTCGACGACACTACTTTCGACATAGCTGCTGTCGTCTAAGGCTTGGTCATTTACCGCCTCGTAGTGGTCCCCTGCCGGTAGCACCGTTTCAAAGTTGACGCTTTCGTCTGACGCCGGGAATAATGTCACAACTTTTCTGTCCCCTAGAAAGTCAGTATTTACACTTCCAGAGGTATCACAGATATAAAAGTCATCAAATTGAGGATTTGGTTCACTCGGCATTCCATGCCGAAAGCCAGATAGAAGAGCCACCCGGTCGTAGTAGGACTCGCCAATCTCTCCAGTTTGCTGCCCAGTCTCAGCAAGTAGTGTGGTACCGTCAACCTTTACTTCAAAAGTGCCTGCATTTATGCCCCACCGGACTTTTAGTTCGATGTACCTCCAGACTCCTACATCAATATTTGCCCCGCTGGTAGTCCCTAAAAGTGTGGCCCCGCGATAAGCTTCAAGTTCGGTACCACCGTTTGGACTTCTAAGGTAAAAGCTACTATTTTCGGCGTTTCGCAGGCGACAAATATGAAACTGATCGGTGTGCCCACGCTTTGCTGCAATGCCAATAATAACTGTGTCCCCAGTTGTGCAGGGGGGCGTTTCACAGTACGAGAGATACTGAGATAGCTGCAAGGCATTCCCTAGCTGTCGCCCTACTACAACGTGGGCATTATTGTAAGTTCCTTCGTAAGATATGCGGGGGTACCGCATACCCAGTCGACCCGAATCACATACTTCGGTTGTCGCCGCGCCATACGCATCAAAACCATCAATCCAACATAGAGCCATTAGCTTGCCTCCAAACCAAATTGGGCGGCATTCACGTCAGCCCGGAGCCACGCAGATGATGTATCGGGGTCGGTTTCAAGGAGCTGTCGCCGGGATGTATAGTCAGAGTCTCCCACAGCTTGACCACTGTCCGGATACTCAGTCCCGTCCGACCGGACGACGGTGATTATATCAAAGCTGGTAGCATCAGTTTCTCGCACTTGAGTGTTGACTTCGAGACCGGTAATACTGTTGAAGTCGGCGGGCAAGTCGGCATATTCAAAGAGATCCTTGTCGCCGGTAGCGCCTTCAATATAGCTCGTAGCATCGTCACATTCAGCTTCATCAACTGTTGCGTAGTGGTCACCAGATGGCTCAACAGTTGTAAAAGTAGCGGCGTAGTCATCGTTGGGCCGAATTGTTACAACTCGTTTGTTGCCCAGGAAGCTGGTATTTAGCGTGCCACTCCCATCACAGATATACAAGTCATCAAGATGAAGAACTGACCCTAATAAGTTAACTGTTGTGAAGCCCACTTGGTCATAGTACCCTAATCCACCCGAGGCGGTGGTGTCGAGACCGGAATCACTTGCAACGGTCGAACCGTTTACTCTGACTTCATAGGACCCTGTCGTTGCGTGGGCGACAACTTTCAATTCGACGAAATACCACCGATTAATACGAATATCCGCTCTAATACGTTCAAGCACCGTTGCACCGTTACGCACGATAAGGTCTGTTGAATCACCTGGGAGCAAGATATTGATGCCTAAATTATCGTCGTCGAAAAGCCGGTGAATATACTGGTTATCGGCCCCCATTCGTTTTATAGCGGCCCCTACCACTATTGTTGTATCCGTCGTAATTGAAGGTGTACGCAATGACTCGCTACTAGAATACCAAAGTCGAAGACTTCGGCCATCAAAACGTCCATCTTGGATGCGCAGATAACTGTCGTCAGCGATGGCGTAGCGTCGGCTCACCACTCCCGTCGGGGCGGGTCGACCAGAAGTACCTGTACTAACGGTCGTACCGTAATTCTCGAAACCGTCAATCCAAAGCAATGCCATCACATTCTCCAGTAAAAGAGAGCCCCGACGCTCTCACGCCGGGGCCCGAGGGAGAGACTACCCACTGACTGTGTATGTAATCTTCAAAGTATCCCCACTCTCAACAGAAACAGGGGAGCTAAATAAGGCGGTTGACCATAACACACCTGTTGTTCCGGTTTCTGCACTCGTGACCATAATCCCTCGAATTGAAGCCGTCGAAGTAATGGAAAATTCAGCCGGGGTCCCGTTAGCGATAGCCCGTCCAGTTGGGGCATCAACATCCCACAGTTTTCGGTTACCAGAGTAGGGTGTACCCTCTGACCAGCCCGGGTGACTTGTGAGGGTATCGGTATTTGCAACACCGGTATAGCCGCTGTTGTCAATAAGACCAATATACCAGGCTGGCTTTTGAGTGCCATCATTGAAGTTGGTGTCCAATAAGTCATTTAGACCTTCGTCGACAATTCCATTTGGAACCCGAAAGCTTTGAAGAACTTTCCCGTCACGAACATGCTGAATAACGTGCCAACCCTTTAGTGCTAGTTCCATGAATTTCTCCTTGAAGTGTGGGCCTTGCCTTACAAACACCAGTGCCAGGTGGTAAGCGGAAAGCCCACAAGGTTCCGCAGAAACCCGACTAACTGGCACTAACCTAACTCAATTTAATCGTACCCCTTCGTAGCTCGCGACGAAGACCGGTTGCAATTTCTCGAATAGTTTTCTGTGAAGTCTCGCCACCGTTGACGGATACATTGATGTCACCGACATTGGTAACCGGACCACCTTGGTCGCGATACGTGGGCCGTACTCCGGCGTTCATGGCTTGTAGCTGCGGGAAAAATTGACGTGCTGATTTTGCATTCATAACAAATTCACCACGAGAAAGCATCGCAGGAATTTGGTCAGTACCACGTCCACCAGTAGCAAAGTATCGACCACCATGAACTGCTGTAGCGCTCCCGGTGGCAGCAGCAGCTCTGGATGCTACCGCAGCTTGTTGAGCAGCTTGGGCTGCCGCATTCATCGCGGCGGTCAAGGAGTTTGCCATAGTAACCGCCTGAGATAACCCCGTCGAAATACCACCAACACTTGATGACAACTGGTTAGTCTGAGCAACGCCAGTTTTTTGGGCGTTTGCAAGGGCATCAGCCCCTTGTTTAGCCTGGTCCAAACCTGTTCTAACTCCGGGAAACTTTTGAGCCATCTCCCCCGTATTAGCGGCCGTTTCCTTTAAGCTAGTATTCAAAGGATTCACGGCTTGACTTGAATCTTCAAAAGCTTTACGACCTTCTTCAATTCGTCGCGTTGCTTCCTCAGCGGTTTCTTCAAGGAGACGAGTCTTACGAGTATTCTCATCGGTACCGTCACCCAATCGACTTGCCGCATCCACGTTTAGTTCGGCCGCAGCTCGGATACCGTTAAGACGTTCTTCAAGCCTAGCACTCCGGTCTACGTCGCCCTGACGAATGACTTCTAATCCCTGCATGTTTTTAAGGGCTTCAACGCCACTTTTAAGTTGCGAGGTAGCAGCCTCAGCAGCGATTACCTGAGCCTCGCTCAAGAGCTTGCGTTCTTTAAGCTGCTCTAAAGCTTGGCCCGCCACCTCAACTGTTTTTTCTTCTTCTTGAGTTAATACACGTCCTGCGTCCGCAGCCTCTTGTAGAGCGTTGGCACTTTTAAGTGCCGCGAGTCTAAACTTTTCAATCTCAATAACCATTCCTTGAGCAACTTCACGTTTCTGTTCGGTCACACCTGTGGTTCTTGTAGGGGCTAGATTATCAATCATTCGCAGGGACTCACGAAGTGGTCCCAAGAATGTTTGATCGGACAGTAGCTTACCAATTGCCCCGGCCGCACCTCTAGCTTTATCGGCCGCCGCTCCAATTGCTATCCCCAGGTCGCTCGCACTCTCTGCGGCGGCACGTGCTTCTTTATCCATTTGATCGAAGATGGCACCCGGCGCTGTAAACTCATCAATGGGCCCTAGAACTTTTTCTAGCTGCGTACGCAGTTCAGCATCGTCGAGAATTAATTTAACTGTTGCTGAGTATTCACGACTCTTAATCATCGCTGCTAAATCATCGCGGGCTTTACTCCAATCAATCTGAGCCTGTGACATAGCCTTGCCGGTTTCGACTAATAGCCGACCCAGTTCAGTTGGATCAATAATTTCCTCAAACAACTTTGCGCTTTCAACTTGCTCACGCGCATTTTGTAGGAAGTCTTTAAAGACACCACGAGCCTGCTCCATATCCTGCTCAAGCGTTGCCGTTGGCTTGGGTAAACCCTCAGAGGTAACAGGACTGACAAGCTCCTTGAATGTTTCTTGGAGTTGTTTACCTTCTTCTTGGAGTTCTTTAAGATTGTGAAGTTCTTCCCGGTGGGTTGTTGATTGCAACTTCTTCCGTTCCCTTATATGCCTGCTCTCAGCATCCTGAATTTGTTGCTGTAAAGTTAGTTCAAGTTCTAAAGCTTGACTAGCGGCACGATGGTGACCTGCTCGCTCAGCTTGTGCGCGGGCTTCTTGTGTTCGTTTTAAAGCTAACTGGGCCAACTCGCGGGCTATTCGCATCTCCTCTTCGTTACCGCCCGCCTCGGCAAGAGCACGGCGCGCCTGCGCACCCGTACCTAGTGCTCGATTTAGGTGCGCTTGTGCTTGTTGGACTTCATTAAGACCCTTAAGAGTATGCTGGAAAACTGTTTCTGCCACCTCTTCTTGGGACTTTCGGATTGCTTCGGTGGACGCTTTTATTGCTCCATCGGCTCCTTCGACAGCATCTTGGATACTTTTTATCAGCTTCTTTCGCGAGTTTTCAGCCGACGTCATTGTCTGCTCTGCAACAGTTTGAATGACCTTACTCCGGTCTGCAAACTTTGCAGCATCCTCATTGTAGGCATCCGCAGCTTGTTTAATATAAGCAGCGGTAATTGCCGTACGCTCATCCATTTCCTGTTTGATATGACGGATTCGTGCGGCTGTTGCTTGGTCAGAAACTTCTACCAGCTTCTTCTCTGCTTCCTCAGCCGCTCCTATCTGCTCATCTATAACGCGCTGCGTTTCCTCGCCCATCTCAATAATCTTTAGGGTGGCATAGGCTGATGCAGCCGCGACTAGAAGGGGCCAAGAAACACTTGCAGTAGCTACTAGTGCTGCTTTCGCAGCAGCAAGAGTTGCTATTTTCAGCGTAATTAGTTTGACAGTTAAAAGTGCCGCCCCAAACCCTGCCGCAATAAATGCAGCCTGCAGTAGTTGAGTTTGTTTTGTAAGGCTATTGAAGGCTTCAAGCATCGGGGTTGTCACCGCCAGACTTGTTTTACCTAACTCGGTCATTGTTACGTGCAAATCATTCATTGCACGTTCAGCACGGCGTCCTGCCGAGTTTTCCATTTCTTCAAAGCCACGGTTAGCAGCACTTATATCCGAATCCATGTCGGCTAAGATTGCTTGTAATGATTCGGCACCCCCTTCGGCGAGGTTCAAAGCACCCACAACAGCGCGGACTGTTCCAAGCAAATTAGCAAACTCAGTATCATTGCCTGCCGTTGCATCTTGCATCTTTACAAGAACCCCGGCCAGCCCACCAAAACGTTGAATTGCCTGGGCCCCGGTTTCAACACCCCACTCGCGGTATAACTTCATAAGACCAGTTGTTGGCCGCAAAAGTTTCTGAGTAATCTGTGTTAATTGTGTGATCGCAGTGTGCGCGGGCACACCTTTTTGTGTAATTGCTGCAATAGCGGCCGACATCTCTTCATAGCGAATTCCAAGAGCAGCCGTCAATGGCGACACCCGACCAATTACATCCCCGAAAGCTTCTAAACGAAGTCGCCCATGTTCAATTGTTTTGAAGAGGACGTTAGAAACTCTATCAGTTTCACCAACACTTAGGTTGTAACTATTAACTACTGATGACAGTGCATTGACAACTGTTGATAACTCAGTCTGGGTTGTAATAGCAAGTTTTGTTGCCTCAGCATTAAACTGCATTGCATCCGTGGCATCCACTACTTGGTTTGATAGTGTTTGATACAGACCAGCAGTCATTTCAAGGGGAGCCACTCCCATTGCACGGGACAATTCAAGAACTTCCGAAGATAATGATTCCGCATCTCCTAACTTACCGCCCGCGATAGTTAAAGCCTCTGAAATTGCCAGTGAAAATTGCTTTGCTTCTTCTCGACCTTCTTGCAAGGCCCGGATAACAGAACCAAGTGTACGCACAATGATCTGTGTTTGAACCACCCGGGCCATTGTTGCCCAAGATGCCGTCCACTCTCCCGCAAGCTCTTTGCCGCTTTTAGCGGTTTTTGCCGCCGAAGAGCTTACTTGAGCCAAATTACCTGCGACGGCTCTCGTGCTAGAGGATGCCCCCGTCGCGGACGCTCTTAGAGAAGCTGTAAGGTCACGCAAAGCCACCGTAGAAGTTTTAGCACCCGCAGGGATGGCAGTTTGTATTGCCCCTCCCGCCGCTTTTGCTTGTGTTGACAGGGTTCCCATAGCCTTTCCAGCCGCCTGGCTCGATGCCTGGAGGGGACCTATGGTAACATTTGCACCAACAGTTTGTAATGCCGATGCGGCATGTCTTGCATCTGTAGTTATTTGTCGCAGTGTTTGAATAGCCGGGGTAGCGGCCCCGGGAAACTTTCGTAAATGCCCGGCGGTGCTTTGGAGAGATTGCTTAAAGTTATTCAGCTCACCCCGCAGACGCGCTAACTCAGTGATTGCTTTAGACGCATCAAAACCAAGCTGTTGGGTAATTTGCTCAGACATTAGTTTACTTTCACACGGCGGAGGAACTGTCGTTGTAGCGGGTTTGGTAGCCGGGTAAAGCGGATAAACTCTTCAAACGCTTTTCGACCTTTATCTTGGAAACGGTATGGTGTCGGATGAATAAGCCCGTGAAAAACATTTGGAGCCACCCCGGGTACCACAACATTATACTCGTTGTACGCAAGATACCGTAGGGTGTTCTCGTACCGAAAGTGCCACCGAGATCCTTTTGGGTCAATAATTAAGCGGCTGCCACTCCCACTCGCAAGACCCAGGGGTTTTCGGTTTTTGCGACTTTTCAACGGGCCGTAAGGAATTGATGTCCCTAGCTCCCGGGCTAACTTTTCAAAGGTTGCCCGGGAGGCTCTGGACCAGGTTGGGATCAAGGTTGGAGTTGCAAGAACTGTCGCATTAAGCCATTCTCGACCCGCTTGTTTCAGCCAATCGAGCATGTAATCATTTAGGTATCGTCGGTACGCCTCAAGATCAAAGTCCAGCGCTGTAAACTTGTACGTAAATCTCATTACTTACGCCGAGCCTTTCTTGCCGCTGGTGCTGCTTTCCCGCCGCTACCTGCTAATGCTTTTATTTCTTCAACTTCCTCATGTTGCCTTGTTTGATCGTAAGCAATTATCAAGGCTTGTACCCAGGTTGTGCAGTCATCCCAAGACTCTTTCACCCCGGGCGGGCGAACACCTAATCGGTCGCAAGCTCGCCAGACGGCATATTCTCCGGTTCGGTTGGGTGGCCAGAGGACGAGCTTACTTCCTCCGCCATCCCACGTAGAAAAAGCTCGCGGGCTTCCTTAAGTTTTCGTTCATCCAGTGAATTTGCCTGCATGACGCACACCGTGATTCGGTTGACTTCGGTCTCAGCCAGCCCTGCCTCACGAAGCTCCTTGTCCCAGTGCTTCCATGTCTGGGGGTTATCAAGTCGAACCTTATCCCATTCAATCTCACTGGGAGCAAGGGACTTAATTACCATGTAAGCAAAACGTTGGGTGTGGTAAGCTTCCATACGTTGCTTAAAAGTTTCATCATCAAGCTGCGGCACCCAACCATCCTTGGTAAGTTTTCCGGGAGCCTTTGGTTCTGGCACGAGTTTTTCAAAGTCCGACATATCAGAAACCGCCCGTGCTCGAATTACAATATCACCCGACAAACGGGGTAGGACTAGAATTTCTTCGTTCGGACCAGTCAGTTCAACACCACCAATTCTCATAATCATTCTCCCTCTAAAAGAACAAGGTAAAAACGGGGCGGGTTTCCCCGCCCCTTAACAGACTCACGGACTAAGCACAGTCGTCAAAGTCGCCGCGAGTAACAACTGCCTCACTCACGTTACAACGGCCAGAGACCGCAATTGCCGCTTCGCCTAGATCATATTCCAGGCTCTCGAATCGAAACTCTGGGAAGATAACACGCTCGTCATCAATTGGACCGCACGGAACACAGTGTAGAATTTCCAAGTCTACGCTGTACGGTTCACACGGATCAGCGGCACTGTTAACCCATTCAGCAGCGGCTCCAATTCCTTTCACAGCTTCAACCGGAGAAATAGACTCCCCCGTGCCTGACATTACATGTTCGTAGACAAAGTTTAATGACAGGTCCAGGGGTTGTTCATCCATTTCGCGAACGGTGTCCAGATCACCCCGATCAAGAAGGTATTCATATTCCTTACTCTCCGTCCAAGTAAGGTTCCCCTCTCCAATCTTAATGTCAATCTGCTGCGGCAGGAAGGTGAGGACATCGTCCTCTGCCGGTGTTACGGAACCCCAAGCCGGTGAAAACTCAATCTCAGTCGTTGGCCCGTCTGTTGAGGGGGTTCTGCCGGTCACAACATATACCGTATCATTCAATGCGGTACTTACCGTGAAGCGGGCCCCGATAGGGACAAGGTCTGTAACGTCGGTGTTAAGATCAACATTTGCCACCGCTACACTTGTATCAGCCGCGTCTGGGGCGGCTGTATCAACTGTGGCGGATCCCGCTAGCCCATCTTTCATCCGGATGGTAGTGTGCCTCAATTCAATTCTGGCCATGTCAGCCTCCTGTTACTCAAAGGTAAACTAAAAAGGGTTTGTACCCAAAACAGTCGGCAGCTATTGCTAGCTCGCAGTTCCGACTTACTATCACGGCCGTTCAATGGCCACCCAGGGCCTGCTACCCCGTACTAACAAAGATTTCAAACTTACCGTCAACCACCGCCTGTCGAACACGTTCAACCTGGCTTATTTGGCCGAAAGAAATTAATCTTGCCGGTTCGCTAAAACCTTTTCGCTGTGTCAAACAGCCGATTAGAGTTTCATCATCCCCTGCTCCAATACCATACCTGAAAATTGGTATAGGCACCATCATAGCCGCCAAAAAAATACCTCCCCACCTATTAAGATCGTAGGCATTTTCGCGCGTCATTTGCATAAAGCTTGTCAACATAACATTGATGTCAACATGGGCCCGCCAGTAATTTTTGCTAACCTCTTTCACAAAAGGACCGCTAACTCGGAGTTCAGCATGACTTTCGGTCATGTCCTCGCCAGTTCGTTCATCTACACCTTCCACAAGAAAAGGCAACGGAATACCGTCAGCTTTAGCTTTGAAATAGTCGGCAACTGAGGCAGTAATCCAACGTGCGATATTTTCTTGCATTAGTCATCCCCCTCACCGTGGGACAAGTCCATGAAGCTTTCTACTTGTTTCGAGATAACTTGCTCAGGTCTGCATCCTTTGACTTCCTTACCGGTGATAATCCAAGCTGTTCTTTGTTCCAGTTCTTGAAGATCTTTGATTTCATAGCGACGTGCGTCGTAAACGAGCCAGTCATCTTGGGCTATCTCAAAGTCTTTAGGAACATCTCGGCGGTCAATTACAAATATACGGACCCCCGCATCGAATGTCCCGCCCATTGAAAACATTTTGTTGGCCGATAGGTGTGCAATTGATCGGATAGCTTCTCGTTGAATTTTCACGGGTAAGACAATACAACGACGGATCGACACCACGGATTTACTACTAGTCTTAACCCCTGTTTTATAGTCCGTGCCGGCAGATAGTAACTTGTAGACATCAACCGGCCCACCATACTGTCGTTTAAGACTGTAAAGCGTGCGCCAGATGAAGCTATTCATCCATGTGTTACCGGTGGCCATCACGAACCCCCTCTGGCATATCTCGGGACTCTACAAAAGGACATCGGCTACAAAGACGTTCCATGACGCGGGCAACCCAGCTTAAACACTCGGCATTTTGAGCTAAAACTGTTGTTGACCGTTCCACGAGATTAAGTAGTGTTTCATGCTGGTATTGCTCTAGTCGCTCTACCCTCGCTGACAAGGCGTCCTCTCGCTTCCAATCACGCCAAATAAAAAACAGTACAACGCCAACAAGCGGGCCAAAATTAGCCAATAAATCGACCCACATATCCGTGCCAAACCCTGCGAAAAGAATCATCATAAAATCTCCAAAAGTAAGCCGGGCGGGCCGAAGCCCGCCCAGCTCAACAGGGGTTAGCCTAGCATAACGCAGCCAAGATTCTCATCCAGCAAAGCAACACCGCAGAGCAGGTCGAGAGTGACCACCGTACCCTGTGAGTTGATGTTATACTGCATGGAAACACGCATGGTTACATCGTTGTAGGTTCCAACGGCCGACCGGACACCAAGGGCGGTGTTCGGAAGCACCAGCGGACGTGATACGAGAGCCAAAGCGTTCCGATGGAATGCCAGGTTGAACGATCCGGCTGGACCGGGGTACGCCTCGTCATTGTTGGATAAGCCAACTTCAAGCGGACGATCCAGTAGAACGATTACCTTGTTAGCATCGTCTGGATCAACCCCGGCATCAATAACGGAATAAACCCGCCGACCAGCACCCGTTCCAAAGGCAAGCAACTGACCACGCTGAGGCACTGGGAAAGAAGTACCAGCACCGTCATCAAGGCGGATTCCTTTTGAATAACCGGCAGCGTAGCCAGCCGCATTATCAACAAAACAAGCCTTTGATACGGTCACAACTGCACCGTTAGCAACGGCCGCTTCCAGCGGGCTAACAAGAACAATCTCACTGGTATCCGTACCATCGTCGGTGGCCGATGCCACTACGTGGGGTTGACCCTCGCCTTCTAGCCACACGTACTCTCCGGCAACCACAACGTGACCGGCAATATCAACAGGAATAGTTGACACGCCACGAGCCACTGAGGACGTAGTAGTACCGTCGACATAGTCGACGCTCTCTTTACTAACGCCCAGCATGTTCTGGTCCATGAACGTATCGAAGCCCAGCACGCGGCCTAGACTAGCCTCACGCAGAGCTGTGCCGTCATCGCCTCGTTTGTCCGCACTGACAAACAGTTCAGTGTTCAAACACTCGGTTTCTGAACTCGGTGTAAGAATCATGTTACGGCCAGAAGGATACGCCTTGTTGACGTTCATCTTTTCTCGGGCCGCAAGCATGAATGCTTTGGCGTTAGTACCAGTCATCTCACCAAGGCGACCAGCGCGGTTGGCCAGATAACGGTGTGCTTGGCCGCACAGAATACGATCAACCGAGCTAGCAATTTCCTGGGCCCCGGGGGTCAGGAACATTTCCACCAAGTCTTGGAATGACTTGCTAGCCTCACCATCTTTGATGGTGAAGGTTACGTAAATGTGCTGGTTCAACGGAACCTGGACATTCGTTGTGTTAGCCGCTTGGCTGATGACATCGTCGGCATCAGTCTTACGTTTTGCTTGGAATGTCCCGGGTCGCCGGGTGTTTACCACATCGCCAAAGTTAGCGACGTCAAGGCTGAAATCCCGGTGGACCAGTTGAGCCATGACCATATTCTCTTCAAGAATGGCCAGACCTTCTTGTGCCCATAGTTCGGGGGTCATAGCATCATTGTCATTGACATAGCATGCCAATACTGGATCACTGCAAAGTAGATTCATCTCGCTACTCCTAGTCTTGGTGTTGTTACGCCCTTTGTCAGGGCAGTCAAACTAATGGTCCCCGACAAAGGGTGACCGACAAACCCCTGTCTTTCCTACGGTCGTCGTCGAAGCCCCAGGGCCTCAGGGTTCTCCCTGCGAAGCTTTCGATACTGCTCAGGTGACAGTTTCGTTGGATCAATACGACCGCCCTCTCCCGACTGTACGCCGCCGGTGGCGGAACCAGAGCCAATACCGCTCACAACATTCGCACGGAAGAGGTTACCAAAAAGCTCCGGCAACTCTTTCATACGCTGAACAGCCTCAGCAGGGGTTCGTAACGTAATGACTTGCTCCCCCGTCTTTTCATCAATATCGGGGAAGTCAATCATAGGTGAAAATTCATCAATAGGTTCGCCATTCTCGTCCGTTTTTTCAACCATCTTGGTCATAGGACGAAGCAAACCTGTAATCTGGCCCGGGTTGAAGGCATCTGCACTGACCGCAGCGTCTTGAAGTGACCGATCAATTACAGACTTCTTATAAAGGTTCTCCCACCGAATGGCGGACTCTTTGGTGCCTTCAAGTTCGGACTTAAATCGCTCACGCTCTTGCTTTCGTTCGTACTCAGCTTGTTGCTCTTTAGTACGGAATGACTTTTGTAGGTCGGCAAGCTCAGCTTCTAGCCGCGTCCGCTGCTCCCGTTGCAGATTTTTGTCCGCGAGGATTTGCTTGTAGCTTTCTTCCAGGGTTTTGTATTTTTCCTGGTGCTTACGACGATCTTCTGCAAGAGTTCGGTTAAGGTCCTCTTGAGAAAATGCCTTTTCTCGACGCTTTCGGGCTTCCTCTGCTGCCTCGCGCGCCCGCTGAGCCTTAGCTTCGGCTGCCTCTTTGGCTTGCTGAGCTTCACGCTCGGCTGCCTTAACATCGTCATCGCCGCCATCGCCGCCGTTATCACCACCGTTGTCGCCACCACCACCATCATCGTCGCCACCGTCGTCGCCCTCAAAGCAGGCTAGAACAGGGTTCGAGAGAAAAAAGTTGTACCAATTAAGATTCGACGCCATGATTTACTCCTAACACAGTTAGTCAACCCTACTAAGTTTGATTATGCCGCCGTCCCTCAGAAATGGGCGTAGGTATCTCCACGCTGAGGCACTTACAATACCATGCAGGATATGCTCGTTTTGAGTTTGCTCCCGGCTGTAAGTTGTACGGACCGACACAATGCCCTGGCTGACCACTCCCAGGTTATCAATTTCAAGGTCAGGATCAATTCCGTCTAATAAAGCATGCGAAAGTTCCCAGCAGGCAATCTTAATTTCCTGAGGTACTTCCGTATCCGTGCCACGCGGGAATTCCAACTCCTGCGATACTTCTGCTTCCCTTCGTTCCGCAGGTGTCGGCCTGCGTTCCGTGCCGTCCGCGTGCATTAAAGCATAGACAGCCGCTTTCTCTCCCTTAAAGTTTAAACGGTCAATTAAAGCAGTTGCGCGAATAAGTGCTTTGCGTCTATCATCGGGAGATGAATCTGACCACGCACTTTCATGCAATCGGTGCATGAAGTATTCATTCGCTTCGCTAATTGTGCCGTAAAAACTGTACATCATTCACTCCTTATGCGGATACCCATGTTGCAACGCCGCCAGAAACCCGCAGCACCCAATCACCGTCAGCGGGCATGTCGGGAACCCATGCAACAGAGTCTAAAGCATCCTTAACTGTGCTACCCGTAAGGCTTGAGTCATTATCAATCTGGCTGGCGGCACGATGCGTTACTGCTGTACCTAACAAACTTCCAACCCCTAAAAATTGAGCGCCATCTGACAGTACGGGCTTTGCTGCAAAATCAATATTGCCAATTGCTAGAACACTGGAAATCAAGTTTGGATTTGAACCTGTAGCTGAGTTTGCGCTGCCATCAATTGCAATCCCGCCCGCCATATTCAGGGCTTGTGTGTTGAGGATAGCTACAGTCCCGCCCTCCGACAAAATAACTGGTCCGACGCGACTCCCAGAAACTAAAACAGTGTTCAGGACCAAAGTCCCTGCTGTTTGATGGATTGTTGGAACATCATCGGTCGATGCAATCGTCGAAATCAGCGAATGAAACTTACCCGTCGAGTTCATGGTAAGGGCGGTCACACCGGCCGGGGGAACGATATGTGCATTGTAACTTTGAATTGTTGCCGAACCGCCCACGACTGTGGCACAGCTAAAATAGGTGTCCCAAAGGATGCAGTTGGAATCAATTGTTACCGAGTTTCCTGTGCCGATAACCCGGAGGAACCGAAGACTTGTTTGCCCGCCAGATGACACGGTCAGGTCACCATCCAAAGTCAAGTAATTTGCCCCGAACCCTTCAAGGGAAACATTTGCGGGCAGGGTAATATCTTCTACATAAGTGGTCCCCGGGATCACCCTAATTGTTGTGCTGGAGGTTGCGACGGCAACTGCGGCCGAAATTGTTTTGAACGGCCGCGAAGGAGACCCGTCCTCGGTGTAAGTATCACTTCTATTTTGGTCAACATAGAGAACCTTAGTTACCGGGACAAGCGGTAATTCAGAACTGCTGCCCCTGCCAGGACTGTAGGAGTAATTGAAACGCATTTTACACCCCCATCCAAGCAAGAGTCTGGCCAGCGGCCGTTGAAATACAGTAAAGGGCGGCTGGGCGGTCAACTGGGATAGTTAAAACTGCTCCCGGCATCACGGGAAAACCTCCTGTTTGTTCGTTATTGTTTGCTGTCACGCCCTTGCGCCCAATCCAAACCGGCGCAGTATTTGGAGTTGGGTCATCTGCCCCTGGTGCCCGAACTACAATTCCAGTGTGAAAATGGAGGTCGGGGTTAATAAGGCCAACTTCTGTTGTTCCAACTTCCGTGCAGCCGTGGTGAACATCTCTTGCTTCGTATGACTCTTGACCAATTTGAATAGGTAGCATTAGTTATTCTCCTGTGCTTGACCCGAGCCGCGTGTCGGTTTTTCCGACGTGTCCCGTAGTGTGGTGTCTGTGGCTTCGGCCCGTTCGATTTTCCCGGACGCGGCCTCCGCATCTAAGTCTGGAACACCTCTTGCCGCAAGGTTTGATTCATCACCCGGGGCCGTTTGAGCTTCCTTTACTCGTAAAACTCGGGCCAGATGATCCTCTCGGGCCGTAAGATACTCTGTGGCAGGGAACCCTAATGCAACTGAGGCTAGTTGTTCGCCTACTAGCCCAGCATCCCGGGCTTTGATAATTGTTTCAACGTCACTTGTCACGTATTTTGCCTTGTCAATCTCCTCAAAGATTGTATCCAAAGTTGCAACCTCGACCCGCCCTGCTAGCAAGGCCGTCACAATATTCTTGGCTAATTCCTTCTTGACAGTGTTGCCGGGCACCGTCGTCATAAGCTCAGATAAGCTTTTGGCCTCGGTAATTCGATCACTGTCTGTTTTCAGACTGTAGCGTTCTGGATACTTGATAAGGGCGACCTGTCGCTTTGCAATATTACGCTCCTCATACGCACCCCAATGATGTGCCACACGTCGTTCGGCATTTTCCAGTACCAACCCAATGAAGGACAGACCGGCTTCAAGACCCTGGTCACTCAACTTCATTGCATCCGCCGACGTGGCCCTCTTTCCGATTTTGTTAGTCACAGCCAAGTTGACAAGTTTCCGAATATCATCTTCAAGCTTCTCTTGAAGCTTCAAGGATGCTTCAAGGGGCTCGGGCGAAGGATGGATAAAAGATGGTGTTTCGGCGCGAATGTCATAAATACGGCCGTGTGTCGGGCCGGTAGTAATTTCCTTGTTCGAGCCTGGTTGGCCCCCAGCCATAGCGGTACCATCTGGATTTACTTGGTGCTTAAGATGGTCCCCAACCGCACGTAAATCTTGCTGTTCAACATAGAATGGATAGTTTGCCTTAAGGGCGTAGGCCACGTCACTTGATGTTAGGTTAAGAAGTGCCGCTTGGTGTTTGGCTACATCTTTCAGAAGACTGTCACCAATATCAAGCAGTACGAAAGGAATTCGTGTAAGCCCCAAGGTAATTGGTGTCCCGTCGGACGGAAATCCTTCTGGTGTGATGGTGGCACCGCTTGTGTCATAAAATTGCACGTTAACAAACCCGGTATCTTCATCAACCCAAATCAGTCTGTAACGTTCAAACTCCCCCGAAGGAAGCGGGATTCCAGACATATCGTACTGAGAGAAATCAACTCCTTTATCCCGGAGTAAGATTGCTTGAAATTCACTAGGATCATAGGGCTTAGAAACTGACCATGACAAAATATCTTCAACTTGGTACCGGTAGAGATACGGGCGTGCGCCGCCAACATCCGCGAGTGTTGGCCCGGCTAGTGGTGGCATATCAACATATACGCCCACCTTCCCCATCACCAGAAGGTCGGTAAGAACATCAATACCAAAGAAACCGTTCATCGTACTCCCTTTAAGATCAACGCCTCCCTCTTCTCCGCTGATTGCTTTGGAATAACTTGTTGAGCCGCCGCGACGGGTAATATCCCGCATCCGCTGAAAGATAGCGTTGCGAATATCATTGATAGCTGTTTTTGCGTACGTTGGTGTAGGCGTGATTGAGCGGCGTATATTAAAGTCGGTATCTGACTCCCGCTCCGTAAACTTTTGCAAGGTCGACATTGCATAATCTTCGCCGCCCTCATAAACTTCACGCCAAATGGGCCAATAACTCATATCTTTGAAGTATCGAGGATGCCTTGCTTCAATAATTGAAAATGCTTTTGCCACGCCACACTCCTCTTTATAAGAAAGTTCCAATATCCCGGCCGGTAACAATTCGTGCCGCAAGCGGCAACGCAATTTCCGTGTAAGTTTGGGCGTGTACAAAGTGATCTGCGCCCGTATTTACATAGACAGCTCGGGGGTTATTTTGGTCGTCCTTTTCGTATGTTCGCACTACGTTCTTTAGATGCTCGCGAAACTCAAAGCTAATATCCCGGGGCAAAGCCACGCGACTATTGTGATAGCGGCCTAAAGTTGCGTCCATCCAGTTTGTTCGGTCTACTGTTGCTACCGGGGCTCCACCATCTTCTTCTGATACTTGTACCTCACGCCCCGTCACACCCCGTCTGTAGCGGCATAGATGTACGTACCCAGGAAATCTCCTGGCAAACCGTCTCGCATCATTTATCTGGGGGTCAGCATCAATAACACACCCCAACACCTGCCACTCCCGCATTAGAAGGTCGAGGTCTTCAAAACAATCTCCCGGTAACTTACCTTCCCAAAGAATTCGTTCAAATGCGGCCACGTTCAGATCTGAGCTATACTGATCGAATAAAAATTCCGCAACTACGACGTAGTTGAACTTTCCTTGGTCGACCCCCATACAAATACAACGTTCACCGCCTACTTTTGGCCGTGGATCATTTTTTGTATGATTTGCAACAGCCTCCTCAATTTCTGTGTCGGTAACCAGACCGCCCGCAGGGATATAGGGTATCCCAAGTTTGGAGTTATGAAATTCAACCATAGCAGCCTCGTCACCCAGCCCCCGGAAATGTGCAGTAACAATTTCAGGTGGCGACACCGTGTAGCTGTAGAGTTGATTTATCAAAAAACTCCGATGTTCTGTTGAACCCTTTTCCGTTGATTCCCATTGACAATTATCAACTGTAAGCCACTCGTGTTTAGTCTCGTGATCGAGCCTGTTCTTACACTCTTTACATTTAAGGAATGACTCTTTACAACGCGGATCAGAGACGCCCTCGCCACAAATCTCGACACAATCAGGCCAAATAAGTTCTGTCCATCGACCACACTTAGGACACTTGAACATATAATGTTCTTGCGTACCCTGTTGAAACAACTTATGAACGCCATACTTGGGAATAGTTGGTGTTGAAATCGCCCAAACTGCCTTACGTACATGTCCTGATAGTCGTTCAAGTGCCAACCAGATTTGCTTTTGGTCCATTTCATTTACTTCGTCAAGGATCAAAGTAGAAACTGGTATGGACTTGAGGTTGGAGTCGCCGCGTGAACCCCTAATATACAAGTTTACACCGCCAGCCTGCTTAAGACCAATTGTATTGGTGTCAGTAAACAAACCTTTGAGGTACGGACTTAGCTGTAACGCCGTATTGAACCGCGCTTTAGCAAAGTCGCTCGCATTATTCAAAGTTGGCAGCACGTACAAAACATCTTTCCGCAGGACATCAATTGTGTAAAAAGCTCGGTTGATGGCTACTTCGGTAACACCCATTTGGGCGGCTTTCATAGCAGTATTATAAACTGCTTCCGAATCTGCAATCCCCTGGCACCACGGATGGCGCTCATAGCTGTATGCACCTGGAAAGGGCTCCCCCATGACCCGCCGGTGGGTTGACCAACGAGAACAAGAAGTCAATGTTCGACTCCTAATTCCTTCTGCAACTGCCTCCCGAAACGCATCTGCTAGTTCAATCATGGGGGTATCTTACCACTTAGGTTTATTCAGCTTGGTCGTCGCAGCCTGCCACGGGCTCCGGCGTGGGCTCCGGCGTGGGCTCCGGCGTGGGCTCCGGCATAGGCTCCGGCGTGGGCTCCGGCATGGACTCCGGCATGGACTCCGGCATGGGTTCCGGCACGGGCTCCGGCTTCCGTGTGACCCGCTTTACCTTTGATTTTGACTTTGACTTTGGCGTGACTGGTTCAATCTTCTTCGGACACAAAATCTTTGCCAAGTCGTCGGGACTATATGCTGTCCAAATTCCATCCTGCCAGACCTTTGACACACATACCGAGCCACTAGCATCGCAACCGTGTCCAACCACAGCTTGAATATCTTCTGCATCGATATTCAAGTTAATTGGGTGTGTGGTATCGCCTCGCTTATTGAATGTTTTTCCACTCTGTAAGTGAACATGCAGAGTATACTTGGGCCATTGGGTGAAAGGGCAAGTAAGTAGCATATTGATTACTCCTCTGTTAGCGTATCAGGTTGGTTTGAGTCGTCGCTAAAATAGCTGTCAGACTCAGTGTAGTCAGACTCGACATCGTCAGACTTGTTATCTTCAACTGATGCCTCAACCTGCGATGTATCAAGTAAAACCAACAATGATAGTAAAATTCGCAGGATGGTGGGCCAGTTATCAATAAACCATTGACGAATTGCTAGCCAATCAATTCGGCTTTCACGACTTTCGGTTTTTGGCACGAGTTGCCGTTCAACCTCTGCCTCCCACTTCTTCATTAGAACGGGATCCCGTAGTGCATCCTGCACTCGTTTATATTCAACAGGCGTCAAGCGTCCCTTACGAAGTTGTCGGTCTGCCACCCGCTGTACACGTCTCCTAAAGTTTCTCATCGTAACCTCCTTCATTTTCAAGATCACTAAGAGTCAGGAAAAACCCAACAACAAGCCTTGAAAAGATGCTAGTTAAAGTCACGCAGGCAAAAACTTCTAAAAATTGATGCAGCAAGGAACTCGGAGACAGCGAAATAACCCCTGCCGCCGCTAGCCAATGACTCAGACAATACGGACAGTGAATCAATTTTTCTGCCCAAGTACCAGCTTTAGAAACTAGCCGCCTTAGGGGTTTACCTGCTTCTGAAATACTTACTGTCAGGGATAATGAAGTCAAGGACATCGCAAGTAGCATTAGGTCAAATAAGTTCATTACCACAGCTCATAGTTTGGGACATCGTTTTTGCGCAAGGTTCTCGTTACAACTTCGGTTGTAACCGGCCCGATATAGCGGGCAACTTCTTTTCTATCATTCCACACGATTGAGGTGGGAACTGCTTGAATTTTCCAGGTTTTTGCCAGGGCCGCATACTCATCGTAATCAAGAATATGCACGCTGTATCCTGCCTCCTGTAGTTCTCGAATTACCGGCTGCATGTCCTTACAGTTATGGCACCAGGTTGCTACCCAGACGATTAAACAATTAGGAGGAAGCTTCTTTAGTCTGTCTTCCTGAGCCAACGCCGAAATCGTCTCCGGCGAGTGGGTGCGGGCGTCTCCTCGTCGGTAGTTTCGGGCGTCTCCTTGTCGGTAGTAGTATCTGGTGTTTCTGTCGAGTCTTCCGGCGCTGGAGGTAGCCCCCTCCAATCCAGTATTCGGTGTATTAGCGTGATTAGCTGCTGAATTTTCAAGAGCCAATTTACTTTCAGTCCTTTGCGAAGCTTTCTCCAAGTAGAAAAGACGAGTGAAAAAGCACTGCGACATAAGGATAGCAAAGACAACATAAAGACCCCCGGCTGTTTGTAGGATTTGTTTTTTCATAGTATTACCAAATGATGTAATCGGGAATATCCTGTCGCGGATACCCAAGATAACCGCTCATTGCAAAACTATCTCCTTGTCGCATGGCGGCGTCAATTACATTAGCATCGCACCAAAAACTTCCTTCTGGTTGATTCAAACGGGTGGGACCTTCAACCCAATTTGTCCCCCAGCTATTTTGAATCAAGCCCCCCGATCTTTTTGATTTATCGTCAACTCCGATAATTACCATGGCATGGTACCAAGGTCGTCGACTCCGTGCAAGAAATCCCTCGCTGTCGCGCGTTGTTTTGAAGCCAATATTGCTGCACATTACAACAGGGTAGCCATTTGCAACAGCATCCCGGCACTCAGCCCAGGACCGCACAAGAGCGCTAGTACGTACAGGGTGCTCTTTACACAGTGGTTCTAACTCAATCGGCACCCCTGCTCGCGGGGCCCCTAACCTTCGGGCCACTGTGCCATCATAATTAGTAAAGTCATAAGCTCCGTCGAGGTAAGACTGTCGAAGGAGAACACCCCACTGTCGCATAAACTCGGCTGCCCACACCCCAACAGAGCCGTCACCATGTACTGTTCCACCTCCTACTTGAACCCGAGACCCGGCATAAATTATTTCTGGCGAGGACTTTGCAACCCATCTCTCATTCTTACCCTGTAAAAGAATTTGAACCGGCGTCAAAACATCAACACCCATTGCCGAGGCATGCCCGACACAGTCTCCAATTTCTTGGGCGTGGGGAATAATCGGCTGACCAGTGACTTTTTCATAGACACCCCACAGTAGAACTCGCTTCCCTTTTCCGGTGCCGCGAATTTGACTATTTTGTTGGCTCAAGAATGGGTACTGATTTTTACGGATGAATGCAACACGATCCCAAAAACGATCAACCCAGCCTCCGTAAATTGGCTGCAAGTCTCCGTAAAGATTTGTCGGCATCCCGCTTGTAAAGCGGGATGAAATAAAACCAGCACTGACTCCAATACTTGCGGCCAGATATTTAAGTGCATCCCGACGATTCATAGTAAACTCCTTTACTTATAGGCTGGCGTAGTTATTCAAGCCGGTCGCAACTAGACGCCAAACCTCGGTATGCTGATCTACCGTTACCAGGTTACCTTCCTCTGCCTGTTTTTGCAACGCACCCTGGAGTTGTTGAAGAAGCGGCACCCATTGGTCAATAGAATCCCCTAATGCTGCCCGATTTGCTTTGCTTGTTGCCTCGATAATATCCTGGGGCTTAAGACCAACATCTGCAGAAATCATAGCTGCCACACTTTCAAAACTTTCTGCAAGCTGTCGAGCTTCATGTTTAGGAAGCTGTAAACTTGCGCACCAATATGTTACCCAAGTATCCAAAGAACTTCCTTCCTCTGGCTCGGGTACTTCGGGCGTTGGTTTATTATCGTCTGGCGGTAGCGGTTCCTGACCCTGGATTGTGATAACATGGGTTGCTACGTCTACGGTACCCTTAAACGCACAAGCAACAATAAACATATACTCCCCGGGCCGTCGCGCGCTGAAGACAGCATTCTTACCGTCGTTATAAACTTCAAAGTCGCCGGTTTCTGGTACGACAAGCCACCGAAAAGATTCAGCGACACTTTCAGAGACATCAAACCGAACCAATTCTCCAACTTCGCCCACCTCAGGCGCGTGGATGATAATTGTAGCTTGACCATCTGTTGACGTTAAGTCGTAGTCCGTTGTCAAAGCGGTGTAGTTCACTGTCAGGGGTGCCTGGCTCTCTGAGGCCGTTTGGTTGGTGAAGCCCATTCCCAGCCCAACAGCCAGAGCCGTCACAAGTACCAAAGTACCAATTAGTTTCCCATACTGTGTTTGAAAGCGTTTCATATTCTCCCTCATTCTCGATGATACAGCCGGTGGGGCGGCAGTAAGCCGCCCCACCGAAATAAGTTACAGTAGGACTGGGCGTCGAATCTCGATGCGCAGCTCTGTGCTTGAAACCGCGTGACCGACCTCAGTCACGTAATCACCGGCCGTATCGGGGGCCGTGCCCACAAGCTGACCAACGTTATCGGGGTCAAGGTAATAGACATCACCCACAACCAGACCGCCGGTTAGACCAGTAACAATATCCCATTCGCCTGTGGTTGCTTCAAGCAAACCCTCAAACTGAATAGCGCCTTCACCGTCGGCCGCAATCTCTTCCTGGGCAAGACCAAGGATACGAGTTGTAGCCTCGGCGTCAGCCTGGGCGGGTGAAACTTCACCAGCGGCGCTGACATAGACAGGCTCGCACTTAACGAGTGCCTCTACCTCATCTGCGTTGGTCATCACGATGGTATTAACTGCTGCAATAGGCGCATCCAAAAGATCGCCAGATTGTAGCCGTTGAAGTTGACCATCAACAAGGACCAGGGGTTTCCGTAGTGCCATTTGTTACCTCCTTAGAGTAAAATGGACTGACCAATCTCAATATCTAACACCGAGGTGCTAGCCGCTCGCCCCACTTTTACCAAAAACTGCCCCGGGTCGGCGGGGGCGACCGTCGTAAGCTGACCGACGTCGTCCGGTGACAGGTAATAACGTTTGCCAGGTTCAAGAAGCGTTGAACCCGTAATAGGAGTCCAGTCAGCCCGGCCAACACGTCCGTCAGGGTTATACTTGCATGTTTCGCCGCTTACAACTGATTCAGTAGAAATGCCAATAACCTGGAAGCGTGAGTCAGCAGCAAAGGCAGGCACCAACTCTCCTCCCCCATTAAGGTGGACAGGTTGACCTTGAACAATATCGGCCCCAGCCGTAGCTTCGAGTAAAAGTCCCTCAGCACCGACAGCGCTTATTGTAATTGTGCCCTCATCATGGTTAACAGTTACCCCGTCGCCGCCGACAATAACCTTGTATTCAAGCTCAGTTCCATCATCGGTTACTCCGAGGATACTATTACCCGGTCCGTAACTTACAATCCGTTGTAATGGCTCAAGAAGTGGCAGTAATGCCTCTTCTAATGCACGGATTTCGGCACGGTAACGAGCGCCAAATTCCGGATCCGGTGCTTTATCTGTGTTGGGATCGGGGTTACTTGGTGTAAGACCATCCCACACTTCAAACGGGAACCGGGGATTTGGCATTGCTCGGCCCATAGTATTATCCTAAGTCGGGGTCTTTAAGTAGGGCTTGTAACTCATTGATTTGCCCTTGCAATCGTGAACCTTGTTTCTCTTGCTCTGTGACAATCTCTGCAAGCTGATTTCGCATTTGATTGGCGAAAACTTTAAGCTGATAGTAGATGTCTTTCTTAAGTTCACGATGCCCTGCCTCAATTGCCTTTAGACGGGTGAGGAGCATTTTAACCCCTCGCCTCAGTGCTTCGTGACTTTCTTTAACATCTGTCTTATCAACTCTGGCCGCAAGAGCCTGAACTTCGGCTCGTAAATCTTCGGGAACAGCGAGATGTTCGGCCGTTTCTCGAAGTTTATCGAGTCGCGTTTTTGCAGACGCAAGTTGTCCATCAAGGTCTGGAAGAACCTCTACATTCTTAGCTAGCTTGAGAACAAATTCTTGGGTGGCTTGAAGTTCGCTAAGAAGCGCCAACCAGTCTCGGTAGCCCGGAGGCTGTACCGAGTCTAGTGACGATCTTGTCGTCGTGAGTCCATCCCAGACCTTGTGTGGAAAACTTGGCATGGCTACTACTTAATGGCTTTGTCCGTGAGGAATCGAAGAACAATATTGACGCCGCCTTGCAATGCAACCATTGCTGCAACAAGACTGGAGTTATCGGCTACTAGCTCGTGCGCGGCCAGATAGCCAATTGTCCCTGTGACTAGTGTAAGTGCGTTTACCCAAATGGTTCGACTCAGATACCATTGTTTCATGGTTTTCTCCTTTATCAGAGGTTGAAAATACTGCGTAGCTGGCTTTGGAGTTCAGTGTTATTTTCGTCTATTGCAATCTGGTCAATAAGAACATTCAACAGCGATGCTCCGGGCTTATTTCTTGAATTCGGCAGCCTGCCCGGAAGCATGTCTTCCTTTGATAGCGAGTCCCCTTGCGGGGGTGGGGCCTGGATTAAGTCAAGACTAGCTAATATATCCCAGCCGTGCCTATATGTTTGGCCTTCTTGAAGAGTCGTGACCGCCCCCATTCCGTGTGTGTTTGTGCCACCTGAACTCGTTTGAACTTGAGAGTCATCTGAGGTCAAAGGATCTGAGCCTCCTGTTTGACTCATTGTAAATTGTGGCCAGAGGGGGTGGGCAGAAAGCTCGGCATTGAACAGAGCTTCTATTGATTCGTGCGTTGTGGCATCTCTGCCCCCTTCACTGGTTACTGTAAGTTCATGGTATGAGCCATTTACCGCACAATCAAAGGCTGGCCAAGTTGGCTCTGTCGATATGACACCCTCAAACTCAGTTTTAAGTTGGGCCGCTGGGGTGGGGTCAGCACCCCCCATACTTGTCACGGTTAAACCAGCATCGGCATCTGTAAGGGTAGTGCCTGATGCAGCACACTCAAATTGAGGCCACGCCGGGTTATCATCAAATGCTTGGGTGGTAAAAGTTTGCAGGTCATCGTGAGTCGTAGCTAAACCGTCTGTCACTTGACAGGTAACTTGTGGCCACGAAGGGTTGGCGGCAACAGTATCGTTGAAAACTTGCGCTAACTCGGATAACGTAGTCGTGTCCCGTAGCACTTTAATACGGTATTGATTAGCGTAATCCAGCCATGAAACCCCCGGTTCCCCAGAAGTAGCGACCCATAACCAGATAAACAAATCATTTACCCCGGTCCCCAGTTCATTTGCCGTGTAAGTAAGTTCGCCTTGGACTGTATCATGGACGCCAACTGCATATTCTGTTTCTGTCCCGCCCTGCAAAGAAGCTCCGTCACCGTTATCGCCAGATGCCGTGACTCCCTCGCCCGAAAACGTGACATCAAAAGTATCCAAACTGTAGCTAATACCGGCCGGGCTTCCTTTTAACAGGTTAAACTGTACGTTGTTTTCGTCCTCCCCCGTATTCTTGGCCTCAAAAGTAATTGCTCCTGTCTCTGTGTCGAAAGTTGCGGAAGCTTTGGAACCTTCATTATACCGTAGAGTATAGACCCCGCCGTTAAAAACTACTCCCGGAATTTCGGCCGCTTCTAGTACAAAATCAACATCATTATTGCTAGCCCCAGCTTCTTGGGCATCAAATACAAGAACGTCATTTTGATATTCAATAGCTGCCTGTGAAGTCTCGCCCTCTGGGTCGAAATTAATTGTGAAAGCTGGCTCCGAATAACTTACTGTCGGGGGCCCCACCTGTAATTGAAAATCAAAACCATTATAGGTTGTCCCTGCCCCCGGTGCTTGAAAACTTAAACTTCCCGCCTCCGTTGGCATGGTCGCCGAGGCAACTTCGCCGTCTCCGCTCAGATTTAGATCAACAACCTCTACTTTGTGGCGCGCCTCGTCTGAAAAGTCAAGTTGAAAGGCTTGGGCAGTGAGCGGTCCATTTGTAACAACAACATTAGGAATAAGAGCTTGTAGCGTGCCCGCTTCGGCATCGTGGTCAAATGGACCGTATTGAATTGTGTCAACTTTCACATAAAATTGGCCACCAGTCACAACCCCGGAAAAAGGCGACAACTCAATTATTGCTGCTCTGGGCTCAGCCACGGCAGGCGTGGCGGGATCAAAATCTCGGAGCCGTGACTTAAGTTCTTGAAGCCCCTGTCGACTCGGACTAGGGATTGGAGCCTCAGTAGAAATCACAGTCACGTGACTCAAAAAGTTTTGATAAATCCCCATAAGAAGCCCCTTAGCTTGCAAGCTGTTCTTGAATTGCGGTTAGTAAAGCTCCAATTGCCGTTGCAATTGTTTCGTCTGTCTCGGCGGCGGCGCGGAGGTCTTTGATTAGAAGCGTATGCACTTGCATAGGATCATTTGCACCCGGCGCTACTTCATCGGTGGCGTAATCATACGCGACATACTGCACCGCAGCTCGCCACTTACCCCCGTGCGGGCACGTAATTCGGATGCTTTCAACATAAGCATCTGCGTACTGTTTTTCCTCTTGAGCTGGGGTAGTTGTAGGTTCGGGGTTTGTAATTTGTGGAAGACTCATTTTGTTCTCCTAAAAACCAATTTGAATGGCATCGACGACAGCGACGACTCGGATTGTTTCTCCTGCCCCACCTTTTACTTGTACTATGAAAGAAGCCCCGGAAGAGATAACTTTTGTATCATAGCTGGCGTTATCTTTAACATCGGTCCCAATTGTGCTAATTGACCCGACTAAGGATGCAACACCACCAATATTCTTCATAGCTGCTTTCCGGATAAAGTGGAAGGCGGTCCCCCCGTCGTCTCGGATACCAGTAATATTAACGGTGCCTGAGAGGATGCTATCTTCATTTAGTACCAAG